CGCCACCTACTTGGAAGGAAGGAGCACTACCATTATGCAATATTCGCAATGCTGACCATCCTGGATTCGAACCAGGAACCTTAGAGTTAACAGCTCTCTGCTCTGCCGTTGAGCTAATGGTCAATATATCTATTATACTATACGACCGTAATCATCGTCAAGCCTGACGATATCATCTTCTCCAAGATACGGACCTACCTGAATTTCTACAATCTTTAAATTAGTTTTGGCAGTGATTCTATGCTCTGCTTTTTTGGGTACTTGTACTACAACTCCTGCGAATAATGGTAGATTTGCTCCACGAACTTGTGCAGTACCTTTGCCAGATACAACATACCAAGTCTCACTACGATGCTTGTGTGTTTGTAGACTGATTCTTTTGCCAGCGTATATGTTTAATACTTTAACTTGGTAGCCTTCATCTGTTTTGACAACTTCATAGTTGCCCCATGGTCTGATGTTGTCCATTTATACCAGCCATTTGACTACAGGGCAACAGGGGTCTCCGCCCTCTTCCCAATCAGCCTCTTCTTCGGCTGTCATAAAGTTATCGCCATCGTGGGTCATACAGAATCCTTCTGTAATCCATCCTTTTTCAATACCAGTTTGTAGCCAAGCAACGGCTTCTTCTGTTTGTTCATCTGTGAACACCTGACGTTCTATAGTCATAGTAAAACCCTCTCTAGGTAGTATATACATTATACACCAACTAAAGAGGGCTGTCAACTACTTACCGTCGTTTTTGTCTACCTTGGCAAACGCTGCATTGATTTCATCCATGTCTAGTTTACCATCGTCAAGGAATGCTCGTGCAAGTCTTTCAACCACAGTAGCAACACCGATGATACCTGCCATAGCAACTGCTGCGAGTAGGTCTACGCCAACTACAGCACCAGCACCAAGTACACTTAGACCTGATGCAGCAAATACTGCAAGGATTCTCCAAAGAACGTTTTTAAGGGTGGACCATCCACCTGTTACGCCATAATCTTCTTCCATATTATTCCTCCTCCTTATCTGCTGAATTTCTGAGTGGGTAGGATAGAACCCAGACACCCATTGTGCCAAGGATTGCCCATCCTACAATTTCTTTTGCCGAGCCTTCAAGGACAAGCCAGGCAACAAACATACCAAGGAGTGTCCAAGCTTGACCAAGCATATCGTTTAAAAATTTCTTCATATTATATCCTCCTTCTTGTTGTTCCGCCTGAGCCACCTGATGGTGCTCCTGCTCCAGCTGCAGGGGCTGCTGCTGCTGTTAAAGCTGCTCCTGTTGCTGCGTTTACTGCTGCTCCAACTGCAACAACTGCTGTAACAACTATCTTCTTAGATTCTTCACGCACCTGTGGTGACATATCTGAACCTACGTTACCCATAAAGTTAAGGGCTTCTGTAAGTGCTACAACTGTTGCTCCAAGTACTGGAACAGCAGCCAATTCTTCATCTACTACGATGTCGTCAGCTTGGGCTACTAGGAATAAGGCATCAAGAGCCTGTTCATATTCTGGTGAGCCTTGTGTTGCTGTCTCAAATGTTTCCATTGCTGCTTCTGTTAGTTGCTCTACCTGAGTTTCTGTTAGTTCTTCTGGTTTAACTGCCTCAAGATTTACGTCTGTAAGGTCTTCGATTACTTCTGGAATGTTTGGGTCTCCAATAGGTTCAGGGGTTGGTTCTGGCTCTGGTGTTGGAGTTGGTTCTGGGGTTGGGGTAGGCTTTGGCGGTTCTGTTGGTTCTGGGGTTGGTTCAATTACTGGCTCTTCATAAACTGGAATCTTCTTTAATTCCTCTTTTACTTTTTGTAGTAATTCATATTTTTCTGTCACTGCTTGTTGCTTTACGAAAACTCTTTGCTCAACTGCCTGTAGTTCCAGCCTAATAGTATTTGTTAACTGTGTGTTGTTTGATACTGCTATCTCTTGCTCTTCGACGGTAAGCTGTGTTTGCTCTTTAACTACCGCCTCTGCATCCAAAGTATCTTGAAGTTGATTTATAATCGTTGTACTATCTTCAATTATAGCAACCATATTATCTAAACTATCTTTTAGTTCATTTAATTCCGATTGTTGTGTAGTTAATTGTAATTGTTTTTGTGCAACTTCCAGCTGTTTTTGTGCGTATTCTGTTTGTAAAGTTTCTAGAACTGACTGGGCTACCACAAGAAGTGAATCCAGTGTTAGCACTGTTCCATTCTTATCTATTTTATTTTGTTCCTTTTGTTCAAGAATGTCTTGCTTGCTTTGCCAATCTTCAATTGCAGCATCGTATTCGTCAATAGCGTCAACGTAATTGTCATTAGCTACTGTCGAAGCTGTCATGGCAACGTCATACTCTTGCTGTGCATTTAAAAGTAGTGCTTGCTTTTGCTGCAAGATTGATAGTAGTGCTGGGTCATATTCATAAGTTGGCTGTGTAGGCTGATTCTGTGAAAGCCAGGCTGCAGGAACTACACCCCACCCTCTATCGGTATAGTAGTAAAGAATATTACAAGCTCCTCCACCCCACTCAAACATCCATGCATCAATAGCGTATGATTGTCCTGCCTGTAGTGGCATAGGATTGCTCCAGTTACCGCCACACCCTTTTAGTGTCCAGTTATCATTTACGACCGTTCCACCAATTGTCATGTGCCAGCCATCGTCAACCATAGCAAGAAATTCGTAGTTGTCTGTAGTTGGGACCGTGAGGTATCCTCTGTAGTGAATCATAACGTAGTCAGCACCACAACCCTCAATGTCTCCGCCACCCCAATCTTTGTTGATTTGAGTAACTGTTATTGTTTTACAAAACGTGTAGGCTGTATCTGAGCGAATTGGATTTGGTGATGAAATTTGTTTATAAATATCTGCTTTTAACCCAGCAATGGTTGGCTGGGCGTTAGATGGATAAACTGCAATAAGGTTGTTGTTGTAGTTGTATTGTGCAGTATCTACAGCAGACTGTGCCTGTGTAAGATTGTTTAACTTAACTTGCAAGCTTGCTAGTGATTGATTGTATGCCACAGATGTGCTATCAACATTTGCACCCTTCTCGTGTACCGTTCCTACTGATAGGTTGTAGTTTAGCAATGCTACGTTATATTCGTTTACTGCTACGCTATAGTCTTGTTCTGACTGTTGTTTTTGGAGAGTTAAATCATTTAAAGATTCTTCAGAGTTTATCATGTCGGTAAATGCTTTGTCCATGTCTTGTGTGGCTTCATCTAGTTCTTGGGATGCTACAGTTACCTGCGAAGATTTTGCTAGGATGTCTTGAGAGATTTCTTCAAGTGCAGATTGCTTTTGTTCTACCAGGGCTTGTGCATTGGCAAGGCTTTGCTGTGCTTCTGCGACTCTCTGAGACTGTGTATTATTAGCCTCAATTGCTACGTTAAGTGACGCTTGAGCATCCTCTAAAGCCTTCTGAGCGTCTCCTAGTGACGTTTCTGTGGCTGTCTTTGAGTTATTTAGGGCTACTAAGTCTTGCTGCTGTTGCTCTAGTTCTGCTTGTGCTGCATCAACTTTTTGCTGTGCTTCAGCAAGCAGTGTCTCGTACTCTGCTTTGGTTATACCAAATGCAGGACTAGACATCATCAGTGGGGTTAAAGCTAGCATTATTACTAGCACTGTGTGTATAAGTTTTTTTATTTTTCCGTTCTCCTAGTGGGGAAGTTCCCCAACAGTACCATTATACCATCATTGGTAGGATAGATTTTGATTTTGATTGGTTGGAGGCATCTTACTTTGCCTATCGTATCTTGTAGGACTTATCTTTTGTTGGCTTTTGAGCAGGTTTCTAGGTCTTCTTAGGTGTAAATGTTGGCTTTCACGCATATGAAATGGTTGCCAGTTACGGTTGACCATAGTTCCTCATGCTAATATTATAGCACGTTGAATTGAGATAAATACTCTTTAGCCTCTTCTTGAAGCTTTGGTTCAAAGACAATTGTGTTTTCTGGCAATGTGTTTTTGTCTACCTTCGGTCTATCCCTAAATGTATGAATATCTACCTGTTGATTAACGTTTCTAGGGGTATGGGAGATAGCCCCAAACACTGCTCCACACACAGCATCCGCCAAGTCCTTAGAAGATTTGCGAGGGTGGTCTACACGATTGTTCTTAACAATCTTTAGCTCAGTTAACTCTTCAAACAGAAGTTCAATATTTGGCATAACTAAACGTTCTTCGTAAACTAGCATAGCCATATCTTCATAATGCTTCTTTGCAACAGAAACAGTATCAGTTCTAATTCCAACAGACTTAAGTTCATTTTGGATATCGAAGGAGTTCCATCGGTCAAAAGATACTAAGCCAATGTTAAATCCCAGTCTCCGTAGGTTTTGAATCCACTGTTTAACCTCTGATAGGTTTACAGGACCCTCTCTACGAGGCTCCCACCATGCTACAGCGTCTACTACAACTACTGGGACTACTTGCTCATAATCTTTAATTACCTGAACAGACACCCACTTTTCTACGTGAGCAATAGCAACAGCACATTTGTCGTGTCGCTGTGCAAGGTCAGCATGAACAAAGTAGGTCTTGTCTGGGTCTGGCACAAACGTTTCATCAAAGCGTCTGATGCTATCTAGTGGATTTCTAGTGGTCATACAGGCTCTAACCTTTTCCTGCTGCTTAAAGAATGCATCTGAAGCATAGGTTGGAATACAGGCAAAGCGTTGCATGGCATCGCCAAGGTCTGTATAGAATGCAAGCTTGAAGTCGTCAATCTTACGAGTAGGGTTTACAACCCAGGTTGGTCGCTTAAGTGCAAATACCCCTGGATACTTGTATGAAACAATCGTGTCTTCATCCCACTCAATATCTAGCGAGTTTCCTTCTGCATCTTCTGGCAAGTCTGGATTCATAATAAACTTGTGAGTCTTTGTTATAACATCTTTCTCAGCAATTACAGCATCGTATCTTTGAGAAATAAAGTCTCCTGGGTAACGAGGGAATGATAGCAGGGCTACTTTACCTAGGTCTGGAAAACGAGAGTCTACCGAAGCACGGAAGGCTTTGTAGATGTTGTCAGCAGTTTTACCTTGGTCATTTCCAGTATTTACTTCCTGAGCAAAACCAGAAATCTCGTCAAGCACTGCTAGAAGCAAGTTAAGACCCTCGTGAGATTCACGCTCTGAGTGACCAGAATAAACCGTAATGGAATGGTCAAACTCAATGCTGTCTGCCTTGGCATAAAACTTTCCAGCAAACCAAGGTGAGCGTTCAATCTTAGATTTAAATCCCTTAAAGAAAACGTTCTTTGCCTGTTGTGCGTTAATAGCAACGTTGATGATGTCAATAGCGTCACCAGATGGCTTTCCAAAATATCGTGCTGGGTCTTTAAGACAAAGTAGTTTGTAAACAATGTATGCACACGCTACTGTAGATGTAAAGTCTTTTCCAGAACCTTTACCAAGCTGTAGGATAACCTCATTCTTTGTGTATTTCTTGTAGTACCTGCGACCTTCTGTGTCGCCCATAATGTCAATCAAATCTTCTAGCTTATAGATTTGACTCATTGCTTCAACAATGTCATACTGAACTTCAGACAGCGGTGGCTGTCCTAGATAATCTGCACCCTCTACGAATGTGCGAGCATCTACTGGTGTTTCAGCAAAGTTATTGTTCTTTAGAACTTCAAAGAACTCATTAAACATTGTTGACAATAGTTATGACCTCTTGTTCTTTAGATACCTGCGACAGCCTACGCATAATCTCGTCACGAATTTGTGGATATTCACTAGCAATATCACGAAGGATGTTTACTAGGATATCCTGCTTACGCTCAATCTCTAGCATCTCTTCTGCTAGCTCTTTGTTCTCAAGCAAACCAGCTTTCTGTAGCATATCAATACGAGTCTTCTCAAGGTCCATTACCAGCTTAATACCTGCAGTCTTAGCCCCTAGGTTTGCTGTGGTGGTTGCTTCGTCAATAACTTCGTACGCCTTGCTAATTAGCTTGCTGTAGTGTGTATCAGCACCTGCCAATGCCTCTTTAGCTCTAGCACGAATAGCAGCGTTGTCAGAAGCCAGGGTACGCCACTGAGTAATGTGTGCCATTACCTTTTGTCTTGGCAAGGCTAACGCTTTTGAAATTTGGGTAGGCTCTTCGCCCTGGAGATACTTCTCCACAACTTTGTTCATCTCATCTAGATGCTCAACTGTTAAGTCTTCAATCGACACGCTTACTCCTCTTGCCCTTTGTTGGTACACGCTTTACACGCTCTACCTTAAAAGAACGGAACACGGATGGTACCTTGTTGATAATTTCAAAACAGTCTACCCACTGAGCACCAGTCTCAGTATTAGTCACAAAGTATTCAAACTTAAACTTGCCACCGTATTCATCCTTTACTTTAATTGTATCACCACGATTGATTTCAAATCCATTAATTACAACAGAGTTTTCTCTACTAAACTTAGTAGCAATAACTGGTGTGACATATTTTTTCCTGCGTCCCATTACTTACTCTCTCCCTGTAGTCGTTTAATCTCGTCTTGGATGTAAAAGATAGCTTTCTCTAAATCTTGAATAGTCTTTTTCTCGTCTTTGAGTCCTGCTCGCCAAAGATATTTGAATGCGTTACCAACATTAAAGTTGCGGTGTCTAGTAATTTGAATACACTCAACACCGCTGGGGTCAGAGGTATAGTGTGGTGGGTGGTTTACTTGGTCTACTGTAATCTTTAGGTTGTCGCTCATCTTTTTGATTTCCTTAATCCGAACTTGGCTAGATAGACGTAGATTGTTTCCACGCTAGTACCGCATTCTTTTGCAATCTCTTGTGGTGTTTTTTTATCGGCATGGAAGCGTTTCTTTAACCATGCTTCACTAGTATACAGTTTATTTGCCATAATGTCAATACCCAAATGCCTTTTCCCAGTTTGATAGTGCCCAGTGTCCGATTGCACAAGCATCCGCAACATCATCATCTGTTAGTTCTTTGTCATAGTTTATATTAACAAAGTTGATTGTTCTCTGCTTACGAATGGAGCGTTCTTCATTTTTAAACCAAGACACAGACTTGCCAGGATTCTTCTTAGCAATCTCTGCCTTTTCTTCTTTGGTTAGTTTCTTGTTACCAATAAAGTTCTGCCATGTCATTGGAGATACGGAACCGATTCTCTTTACCCCAGCCATTCCTGCAGCCCCTAGCAATGCTCCCTGCAGCGTAGCAAGCTGTGCTGCTGTCTTAGGGCTGTTCATAAATACCGTGTGCTCAATAATAACTGCATCAAAATCAAACTTATCAAAGAAGGCTTTTGTCTTCTTGGCAGCATCCATTACCTTATCGAAGGTTGTAACGCCAGCAAAGTTAATCTTGCCACAAGCAATAATCTTTTTGCCATCAAATACAGCAAATGCCAGGCTATTTGTGCTAGCGTCAATAGCACAGAACTTCTTTGGTTTCTCTTTTAGCTTACTTAGATTCATCGTTGAGCATCCTTTTTATGTCTTTAAGTGCTTTAGAAACATCGCTTGGATTAACATCACAAAGCTCACACAACTGAGTATCATTATACATTGACAAGAGGTTTCCACAAGACTTGCAGAACCTTTTTACCAATGCCCTCTTTTTTGTTCGCTCCTGTATGTAGCGTTGAGCAATCTTTTCTTTAGTTGCTAACGCCCTACAGTCTGCAGAACAGTAAATCTGATACTTTACTTTTTGTGTGAACTTGTTGTCGCACCAATCACAATGCTTTATCATCCAATGGCTCCAGAGATTTGATTTTAATCACTCCAGAACCAGCATTGTTACACGCATCCTTGATAGGACAGGTCTTACAAATCTTAGAATTTGAGCGATAGTTTTTCTCTGGCAGGGTCTTGTCTTCCCAAGCCTTTCGAACATTTCTCATCCACTCAAAAGCGTTCTCTACCCACTTAAAATAGTATTCATTCAACTCAACAGGGAAGATTAGCAACTCGTGATTGTTTTTGTTTTCATAAATCAGAATTGCTTTGCTTCTGTTAAGAATCTTCATATAGATAAGCAACTGGATAAGGTGTCCAGTCTTTGGCTTACCTGCAATCTTGCGATACTCAAAGCCTTCGTTAGGCATGGTCTTGATTTCACCAAGCAGGTCCATACCTTCCCAGTCAAGAATAACGTCACCATATCCAAAGATTGGTGGGTCGTCATAGGTGACTTTGAACTCTGAGTCTTTTAGGATACCTGCGTTGCCCATAGCTTCCTGGATACGTTCGTGTGACTTTGTACCAGCAGTCATGTTTGCTCCGCCATAGGCATCTGCATTGTCAGTAAACACAGCACCCTCAAAGGCTAGATACCAGTAACGAGGACATTCTCCATGAGAGAACGCAATTGTACTTGGTGCAAATGTTTTTTTAGTTTGAAACTTATCAACACGGTTTACAATATATCCGCTTTGAATCTTTTCAATTAGTCCCTGTTTGTCAAGGAACGAAGGCTGTGAAGAAATCTTGTCTTCTACCTTAAGCATTACCTGTTGCAATAAACTTTTTGCCATATCAACACTAGCGAGTGATATATTTAAGAGCCGATACGAGGTTGTTGATAGCCTCAGCAGCGGTGTAATAAATATTCTTTTTCGCTCTGTCTCCTTTTTCTACGTTAGTTAGCCATGTGGCTTTGAAGGACATTTTAGCTGCAATTGCTTGCAAGCGTACAATCTCCACGGTTGCAACATTTAGTGGAATATCTGGCTTGAGAATAAGCTTTGCAATGAAGGTAAGTGCTGTTGCAAGCTCTTCGTCTTCCATGTAATCAGCAATCTCTGACAAGCCATTGATTTGTTCAATCGTTGTTTTTGTTTCTGTTTCCAAGTTAATTCCTTAATCGTTGTAGTTCTATTATACACCATCAGATAGGATTTGTTCAAGTAGGGAAAGTTCTATTACTGCCAGTCTTGTTTTAATACCTGAGTCTCCAAGTACCACCACAATAGCAGGGTCATTGCCATTACGGATAGCATCCGTAACAGCCTTAGCCCATACCTCTTTGTTTAGTGTAAAAGACTTGCCAACCTCTTTGAAATCAACTGTGAAGTTTTCCCAAGAAGCATCGCCCTTATGAGTTCCACGACCAGAGTTCTTGTGCTGTTTAGCACCAATACGCTTACTCTCGCTCTTCTCGCTCAAAGTCTCCCTTTCTCTTTTTCTTTGCAAAGCTTACAACGCTAACGTGCTTTTCAGGACACATCCAGGTTAGCTCCTTAGTGCTTGGATAAGAGCGTAGGCTCTTCACCTCAGCCTTGCAGGTGTGACAAACAAACTTACCTTGGTAGATGTTATACTTCGCCATTGACCTGTGCCTTAATAGAATCTTGCAAGTCTAGGTCCTCACGAACACGATTTACAAATGCTTCTCTACCCTGCAGCTTAGAGCCATCTGGTAGGATGTACCAGGCTCCTGTGCGACTTACAATACCCATCATTTCTGCAGTATCCACGAGGTCACCAATGCTATCAACACCAACGTCCCCACGGAAATAAAAATCGTACTCCCCAGACTGGAAGGCTGGCGATGTCTTGGAGAATTGGACTTCCCAACGAACTTTGCGTCCAACTTTTTCCTCAATGAGTTTATCTCCAACAGCAATCTTTCCTTTAATAGCCTGATTGTCTGATTCGGAACTGAATAGTTTGATAACCGTCGATGAATAAAACTTAGTAGCTTGACCACCGCTAGGCTGCTGAGAAGTATACATAGCACTAATATTATTCCTAGACTGAGAAATAAGAACAAGCATAGTAGGCTTAACTTTGTTATTAGCATAGTTGAGCATCTTCCAAGCGTTGCTAAAGTCTCTTGACTCAGCACCGATTTGCTTAGTGTTTTCAAGTTCCTTAAGTTCATCTGTTCCCTTTTCAAAGTAGATTGCTGGTAGCAATGATGTGATTGAGTCAATTACAATCATGTCTACACCTGCATTCATTAGAGCAGTGCCAACGTCCACCATCTCATTGATAGTACGAGCTTGTGACACAATTAGGTTGTCTGTGTCTACCCCAAGTTTCTTAGCCCACTCTTCTGAGTAAGACATCTCGGCATCAATCCAGGCACATAGCTTTCCCTCTTCTTGAGCCAAAGCAATCATCTGGAGGCAGAGAGACGACTTTGCAGACGACTTGCTGCCCCAGATAAGTACCTGGCGACCATAAGGGAGTCCACCATTAAGAGCACGATTAAGACCATAGCTAGGTGTCTTCTGAAATGTTGTGGTAAACCCTACGCCATTGCTAAGACGCTTTCTAATCTTTGGGTCTAGCAAAGCTAGAGCCTCTTCCATAGTTGTCATTAAAACTTTACCCCATGCTTCTGTGGTCGTGACTTATTAAAAGCAGTCTTCTTTTCAAATGCTTCATCAAGTGATACGTTTGTATATTCGTGTTCAAGCAATCCTGCATAGAGGTCAAGTGTGCGGATAAGAATATCTGCCACTTCGTCTGCTACTGCTTCTGGACCGTGTGACTTACGGATAGCCTCCATGACCTCTGTAGCTTCTGATACAATCATCATTAGCTGCTTGGTCATAAAGATGTCTACCTGCTCTTGCGGAGCATCCTTAATCACATCCCAGAAACCTTTTTCTACTGCAACCTCGTGCAGGTGTTGCGATACTTCATCAAACATTAAATACATCCTCCATAATTGTTGTTCCGTCTTTAGTTTTACCCAAAGAGAATTTGTATACGTTTCCCTCGTCAATCTTCATGTAAGCCTTGGAGAAAGCCGTAGGGAATACTGTAACGCTGTGTAGCGTCCGTGTAGCGTCTGCTAGCACTAGGGAAGCCATCTTCTTACCTGTCTTGGTAATTCGTGGCTTGAATGATACCACAAAAAGTTCGTCCTCTTTGTATGGCAGCATACGGAAGTTAAGAATCTTAATCAATCCTGTTTGGTTTGCCTTGATTTCGTCTGCTGGAATTGCTGTAACAATCCTGTTATCGCTTGCCAGCAAGATGTAAGTACGACCTGCCTCGATAGTTGACTGCTCTTCATCGAAGATACCAACACTACCAGTCTTATCTAGAATCTCAACTCGTGACCAACCTTTGCCACGCTTGATACCCTTGACCATGCCCATTAGAATAAACGAACCTTTTTCCTCATACTCTTCTACGTCATTGATAAATGCGTGATAGTGCTGTGGAATTGATACGTTAAACTCTGGTAGGTTTAGGTATTCGTAAAGATTCTCTTTAACTTCTTCATCATTCCTAGGATTATCATCAAAAGTTGCAGCACCAATAAGACGAAGAGCTTGCAGGGCACGGCTATTAACACCATTGCCCTTGCCAAAACTAAACTCCTCAAGTTGTTTGTAGGAGCTAAAAGGGCGAGCAGCAATATACTTAGAAGCAATGTTGTCAGAAATGTATTTGATTGCTGAAAGTCCAAAGCGGATTCCCTTTCCTTCGATTGTAAAGTCAATGTCTGAGTCGTTGATGTGTGGTAGGCGGATAGGAATACCCATACGCTTTGCTTCGATTAGGTACTCTGTGCGAGCATCCTTATCACTTTCGTTCTTAAGCAATGAATACATAAACTCAATTGGATAGTGATACTTCAACCATGCTGTCCAGTATGATAGCGTTGAGTATGCTACAGCGTGAGACTTGTTGAATGAGTACCCTGCGTGAGCCTCAAAGTCGTGCCACAAGTCTTCTGCAACGTTTGGAGATAGGAAGCGTGAAGCACCCTCAACAAACTTGTCTTGGAACTGCTTGAACTCTTTAGCATCCTTCTTCTTACCAATAATCTTGCGAACCTTGTCAGCCTCAGCCATTGTCATACCGCCAAGTTCAGTACAGGCAAGCATAACCTGTTCCTGATACAGAATGCATCCGTAGGTCTCTTCGGTAAACTTCTTCATGTTAACGTGCTTGTAGTCTAGGTTCTGCTTACCGTGCTTACGAGCAATGTAATCTTTACCAATGGTGTTCATAGCACCTGGGCGAACTAGAGCGTTGGATGCAGCAAGTTCGTTGAAGTTTTTGACACCCATTTTAACTAGCAAGTTGGTATATGGTGTAGCTTCACACTGGAACACGCCCTTAGTAAAACCGTCAGACAGCATAGCATAAACATTCTTGTCTTCCATATCAATCTTGTGTAAGTCAATCTTATCGTTGGTACGCTCCTCAACAATCTTGAGGGTGTCTTGAATAACAGATAGGGTCTTTAGACCTAGAGCATCAATCTTGATTAGACCAATACGCTCTGCTTCTTCCATGTCTACCGCCACCACAGGGATACGCTCCTTATTGCCAGGACTAGTGCGTGTTTCTAGTGGTGCGAACTTAAAGATAGGCTCCTTGGACGTTACAACACCTGCAGCGTGGATACCAGTACCACGAATACGACCACGCAACTGCTCGCCATACTCTTCAATCTCTGGATATTTGTCACGGAACTCTGCAGTTGACTTAGATGTCAGATACTCGTCCCAGTCGTCTACAAGTTTAAGTACCTTGTTAACGTCAGGTAGTGGAATGTTTAGAACACGAGCCACGTCACGAACGATACCCTTGCCCTTGAATTCAAGGAATGTTGCGATGGACGCAACGTGACGGTATTGACGAACTAGGTAGTCCTTAACTTCTTCACGGCGTGAGTCTTGGATATCTGTATCAATATCTGGGAAGTCATTACGCTCTGGGTTAATGAAACGGAAAAACAGAAGACCATGCTGGATAGGGTCAACGTCTGTGATACCAAGAGAGTAGCAAAGCAGCGAACCTGCAGCAGAACCACGTCCTGGTCCCACCATGATATCTTCTTTCTTAGCCCAGTTAATCATATTACGAACAACTAGAAAGTAAGGTCCAAACTTCTTGTCTTTGATAACAGAAAGCTCTTCATTAAGTCTGTCCAGATATTCTTTGTTGGTGTGTAGCCCACGCTTAGTAAGACCCTCAATGGCTAGTTCATATAGCTCTTGGTCTGGGTTAACATACTGTGCTGGAAGCAAATCTAGATTATCTTGAATCTCATAGTCTTCAATCTGGTCTGCAATGTCCTTGCTGTTCTGGTACATATCCTCACGGTCAATACCCTGAGCAAGCATAGCGTTACGCATCTCTTCGTCAGACAGTAGGTGAATTTCGAAGTCCTTAAACGACATCTGACGGTCTGCACCATACAGGTAGTCTAGCTTATCCATAAGGTTGTCGTACTTCTGAGTGCCAGCGAAAGTTACTTCTTTCTCAGTTTTATTAGAGTATGAGTTTAGAATAAGCTTAAGTTCTTGGATATCACGCTGTGACTTGTCTGCGTGGTGGCAGTCTGGAGTTACGACAGGCTTAATTCCAAATTCATCTGCAAGGTCAAGCAGCATCTTATTTACTTCTGCAGGGTTGTGTGGCATTACTTCGATGTAGTAGTCGTCACCAAAAGTATCCTTAGCCCACTTGATGTGCTCCTTAGCTACCGCCAGGTTGTCTGCTTCGATAGCCTTGCACAAGAATCCTGAAAGACATCCAGAAGTAATGACTAGACCTTCTTTGTACTGCTCTAGAATGTTCCAGTCCATACGAGGCTTCTTAAAGAAACCCTCTGTCCAAGCAAGCTCATTAAGCTTGTTAAGGTTCTCTAGACCTACTTTGTTCTTAGCAAGAATAACAAGGTGGTTGTAGTTTAGGTTTAGTAGGTCTGTCTTGTCCTTTTCTTCGTGGTCGAAGCGGTCTTTACAGATGTACCCTTCGACTCCAAGGATTGGCTTGATACCTGCTGCTTTGGCAGCACGATACATCTCACGGTGACCAGATAGAGAACCGTGGTCTGTGATTGAGATAGAAGTCATACCCACAGATACAGCACGGTCAACGTACTCTTGTGGTGTAGCAATGCCATCAAATAGGCTGTAGTGTGTGTGAACGTGAAGTGGAGCGTAGCTCATTATTTCCTTCGTTAGTAATAAAAGTTTGTGTGGGGCAGTTTGTAGAGATGCCCAGCTCTATGTTTTACCAGTCGGTGTTGCTTGAAGTTACCGAAGCGGTCTGACCAAAGCCGAAGTAGAAATTCTCCTGCTCTGCGTAAGGAATTTCACGGACAACCTTCTCAAGGTCGAATGCTTCAACCTCTCCCCAGGTGTATGGCTCTGAGTCTGGCTTGGTTGGAAGCAAGGTGTAACTGGTCTCAGTTCCCTGACCATTACGCTTAATTTTCCACTCAAGGTTTGAAATAGAACCAGTCTCTAGAGCATACTCACGAATGGTGTTAAATGCTGACTGCTTGCTGATACCCTGTGACCAAACAGCCACATAAGGTGCTTCTGTGCTGTCGTCAATAATAACGTTGCAATAGAAGCGGAGGCGTGAACGCCAACCTGACTTTGGCTCCTTGCGAGCCATCTCACAACCGTAGCAACGACCCTCTGAGTCAATGGTACAGGCTGCCTTAAGCTTGTAATCCTTTGGATTAGTGTGTTCTGCGATTACTACTGAAAGTCCACGACCCTCGTTGTAGTTCGCTGATTCGCTGTCTAGCTCTTCAACAAAACGAATCTTGGCAGACTGTCCATCGGCTAGTTTTACCCAGCGAATCTTCTGTCCACCGTTTGCAGTGCTGTCATATTTTGGCTTGTCAACTAGTGCGTTGATGTCTTTTAGCCCTCTAATTACGCTCATAATATTCTCCTTATGTTTTTAGCGGATTACTAGTTTAGCATACCAGCGATAGTATTGTCAAATGATTCTTCAAGATTCTTGATTGCTTCATCTGACATATCGCCAATATCCTTATATTGTTTATCTAATTTGATAACGCTAACACGACTGCCAAGTCTTTCAATAAGCTTGTCTTTCATGTTACCGCCAGCTTCATCGTTATCTGCAATGACATATATTTCATTGAAATACTTTTGAAGTAGGTCTGTTTGTATCTTGGATACATTTGCTCCAAGAGTTGCTACAGCAGGAAAGCCACACTGGTCAAGTCGAATAGCATCAAATGATGATTCAACTACATAGACTTTGCTAGATGCTTTTACTCTGTGTAGATTAAATAGGACTTTACTCTTTGGTAGTCCTGGTGTATTCTTAAAGTCTTTACCCTCTACGGACCTGCCCACAAACCCCACTGAAACGCCTTCAGGGGACGCTACAGGGATTGTAACCATGTCTTGCTTCTCACTATACCCCAAGTCGAATTTGCGGATTGAAGCCTCGTTTATGAGCCTTCCAGAGTAGTATCGCAATGCTCTAGGAGAGTCTAGTGCTTGCTGGTTTAGTCTCTTAATCTGCAATTCATCGTATGGTGTATAGTCTGGTTTTACTACTAATGCTTGATTAATCTGATAAGAAAGGTCAGTCTCTGTTTCTTTGGACTTAATAAAACGTACCGCCTCAAAGTAGGTACGGCTAGAAGTATGCATAACAAAAGCAGTTAGGTCACAAACGTGCTGACAGGAGAAGCAAAAGAAAAAGCCAGAACGCTTGTCAATTTCTCCAGCAGGTGAGCGATGGTTATTGTGGAAAGGGCAGAATATAATGTAGTCTGAATCTACTTCTGATTCGACGTTGATTCCTGACCCTGCAAGGATTCGCCTAATTTGTTCTGGCGTGTATACGCTACTGTTCCGTCTATTCCTGTAATCCATTCGCTCTTTCTTCTTCCTACATATGTTCCGTACATTGATAATTGAAATGTAAAATATTCTGTTTTGCTATTAAATTCTATCGTAAAATCTGGGTCAATGTCAAGCCTTGGCACATATCCAGATAGACGCATTTCTGCGGTGACTAACCTAATATATTCAGTTTTAAGTCTACCGATAGTTGCTTCATCGTGGATTTGACCATCCAAGAAAAAATGTCTAATTGGTTTATGGTGTATGTTGCCCATACTCCATTATAACTAGTTTTCTTCAAAGTCCTTGTATCGGTAGTAGCCCTTGTCAAAATCGGCTTGAACAATGAATTCACCCATAAAACCGTTACGGTTCTTACGGAATACACACTCAATGATGTCAGAGTTGGTGGCACGACCTAGAGCAAGTACCCAGTCAGCATCGTATGCAATCTGACGTGACCATGCAGTCTGTCCAAGTGTAGGAACAGTATCAAGCTTATTAACGTCGTCAGGTGTTGCAGACGAAATAGCAATGATAGGCATCTCTTCGCTAATAGCCATGAGCTTTAGTTCACGAGATAAGTTCTTCATGCGTACCGTTTCGTTATCCGACTTCTGGTTAGGTGACATAAGTTGTAGGTAGTCTACGATAACTAGGTCTGGCTTATATTGGTCAATCTTACCACGAATAACAGATGGTGTAACTTCACCACCAGAATCATTAGAGATAATGTGAAACTCTGGCTTCCCAGCAAGCTCCTTCTTGTGCCAACGCTTTAGGTCTTCAATCTCAACCTGACCATTGGACATCTTTCTGTGTGACCACAGACCCTCACCCATGATTGTAAATACACGGTTACGAACTTCTGTCTCCGACATTTCTAGAGAGATGATTAGTGGCGACTTGCCTTGTTTCCATGCTTGTACTGCAAAGTACAGAGCCATCCACGACTTACCGATACCTGGGTAGGCTAGGAACACTCCTAGCTGACCTGGAGTAATGCCAGCAGGTAGATAGTTGTCAAAGCCAGCCAAGCCAGTCTTGATGCCAATAGAGCCTAGTGCCTGTTGCTTTGCTAGATTCTCAAAGTATAGAACTGCTGAGTCAAGGTCTGTTGCGTCAATGTCACGAATGACCGCTGTGTTCTTCTTTAGCTCAGAGGTCTTTGTGATTAGGTCTTCTAATGCCTTGGTTCCCTGACCAGCCTGTACTTCTGCAGCAGTTGAGCGTAGGACATCTTTAAGGCTGTCGTTTAGAAACTCTGCCTGTAGTTCTTCTAGGTGATATTTGGTAGCACCAATGCCATCAACAGGAATAAAGTCACGAAACTTTTCTATGACCAATGAAGTTGGTGGGACAGTTCCATTTGCTTCAGAGTAGTTGCGAATAAATGTCCAGATATCAGTATGAGTTCTAAGAATGTTCTCTACGTTTGCCTGTAGTAGTACGTGTACTTGCTTGTCTTGTAGTACCGCTGAAATTAGCTTTGATTCTGTATTAGTCATTTAACCACTCCTTGGCTTTCGCCCTACGTTCTGCTCTTTCTTTCATGTCTTGCTGTAGTTGCTGTCTTGCATCTATAATTTTGTCTGCATAGTTAGCAAAGTATTTCCAGGTTGGAGTCTGGCTAACTGAAAAGTAATACTCTAACAGGTCATAGCACTCTGGTAGACCATAGGATTCAATCAGAGCGTCTGCAGCCCACTGCTCAACGTTAAGGTTGAGTGTTACTCGTTCTTCATAGTGTTTATTGTGAAGCTTTGCGTAACGAGAAAGCAAAGCCATTCGGTCTTTGCGTTCAGCCATTATTTACCGTCAGTCTCTGACTGTGCTTCTGCTACCTTTTCTGTGAGCTTCTTCTCTACAAATCCGTAGACACGCTCAAATGCGTCATTAGTGTTTTCACCATCACGCTTGTTATCAGTTACGCTAATGTCAATGCGTAGCGACTGGAAGTTGCCCAGGTTAAGCGTATAGCCTAGACCTACTGTTACTTTAGTTTCTTCGTTGTTCATACCCTACTGCTCTCTCGTTAAATTTCTTCGTTCCAAACAGGAATGAAGCGACCATCTTCGGTCCTTGTATAAGTAAGTATACCATCACCCATACGCCTTGTCAACTCCTGTTTAGTGGGAGTTATATCATTGGTAATCAGCTTATCTTTGCGTGGTTGTCCAATGTGGTAGGTAGCTAGTATATCACGAATTTCGTGAACCTGCAACTCAGAGTAATAGCTTCTGACTTGCCATCCAGTTGCCCCACCTTTTTGGCTTCCTGTTGGATGTGGAATAATACCACGTTTCATTAGACTTGGCATATACTTCTTATGTCGGTTTACTAGTATTGCTGTTTCCCCAACTGTATAGGCTTTCTTTCGATTGCGTTTAAAGTCTGTAACCAGACAGCTTTCAAGCCTATCTTTATTTATGTTATAAACTGACATAATTCCATTAGAACGGTTTAGATGATGTATTCTCACTAGGTCTCCGTTTAAAAACCAAACCTTTTTGCTACCTGGAATTACTGGAGCATTGTTATATGCCTCTCTGTCCATTTTGGCAGCCTTAGTTTACACCAGCAGGAGCACCAACAGCAATAATGTTAATATACACACCAGTGTTTTTTGCTTCTGAATTAAACACTAGTACGCCAGTAACTTGCGATGTAGTTACATTTTGAATAATAACAGATACTGCAAGTGTTTTTCCCTTAATTCCAGCACCAATAACTTGTGGGGTGGCAGTAACAATTGGAACATATCTAAAGGTTCTTCCAAACTCAAAGATAAAAGGCTTAACATCTGTAGTTTTGCTACTGTTATCTGTTGTTACCAGTGTTCTTCCAGTCACAATGGATAGGTTTGACGTAAGAAATGACTGTGTTGGCTTGTTTGTATTGTCACCTTTTGGAATTCTAGACTGTGTTAGTTTTGTTCCAAGGGTTCCGTTAAGGCTGTTAAGCTCTTTAACAATTTGGCTAATGTAGTTTACGTCTATAGCTTGACCAATTGACGGCTCGTTAATGATTCCCATTGTTTAATTATACCATACCCTAGATTTCTCCGCCATCAATATTTGGTGAAGAATATGTTGTGTCTATTACAGATACATTTGCCACTTCCATAAAAGAATTTACCTCTTTTTCTTGTGTTGCAAGTTGAATAGAAAAATATCCAGATGTTGCTTTTTGACCAGTACCACCTTCATATGGAATTGTTACAAAATAATTAGTTGCAGAAACTGTTGCAACATAAAAATAATCTGCATCATTAAACAATGGGTCTGGATACTCCCATTTAACAAAAATGTCAAATTTTGAGTTTTTCAAAACGTCTCCACCAAGAGCATCCCACTCTAAGTTAATTGAAAGACTGTCTACCGAGACCGTTGCTTTAGCTGTAGCTGCCCCAGAGTAGTACTCAAAGTTTGACGCTGTGTTTCCATCTAAATCTTTAATGTCTGACCAGGCAGAAACAGCAGCTCCATCTGGAGACTTTATTCTATATCTAAAATAAAATTTACCATCTTTTTTTGGAAGTGGTAAAAACTCTGGTGGGATAACGACTTTTTGGATAGCCACTATACCAGCCCTATTTTAAACTTAAACTCTATATATGAAGTTGTATTTTCAACCTTAACTACTGGTCTTTCATTCAAGCCGTTGGAGTCAGAGCTGACAATTACTGTGTAGCCAACAAGACCAAACTGATTATCTATGTCAGATAGATTTTCAAACCTAATGCCGTCTAAAACAATATAGTTATCTGTTGCATCATCGATATTTGCATAAACTTTAATGTGGGTTACATTTGACCACTTAAATGCAGAAGATGATTTTGTTAAATCTTTTAGCAATGATTCTTCAACAATGTATCTATTTTCATTATCTACATTTGGGGTCATTTGAAACCTTGCGTATTCTCCACCAGTATCTGCAGTAGCAAACTCAATGGTAATAAATGTGTAAGTTGGCGTTACTGGTGAATCTACATCTGTTGGAACTATTGAAAAAGCAACTTTAATTTTGTCTAATACTTCATTAGCTTGGTCAAGTGCTGATAGGTCAATGCCAGAATTTAACTCAATGTGATTTGCAGTATAGCTAAGTTCATAGTTTGGTGCTGACCCAGTTCTTGTAGTATAATCGCCTTTCATAGCCAATGCATAATTTAAAAACCTTGGCTGCTCTTGCCTATTTAAGCGATAGTTGCTTCCAAAAATAGAATTGTCTGAGGCTAGCTTAAATGCTGTATCTGCAATGTCTATGTTGCCATCTGTATCAGTTAGGTCATGTTTTATCTCTACTGCGGAAAATGTGGCTCCTGCAGTGTCGTGTTCTTGCCAATCTTCTGCATCCGAAAATGAAAATAAAATTTGGCTTGGGGTTGAGCCAGCAACATTATTTTCTTCTGCTGGGTAAATGCCAATTTCGGTAATTCCGTATCTATTTAAAGAAGGCAGCTCTGCTGTAAAAATAGCATAGGTTGTTCCATCATTTACAATAGTTCTAGATGTTACTGGAACTCTTGCCATCTCAAAAGTTAGTGAATTTCTTGATGAATAATCGTCTAGTTCTTCTGCTGTAAGAAGCGTTTGTTCTCCACAGCCAATAGCAATATGCGAAGCAAACGCTGGTATCTGACCAACAATGTATCTACCTAGTAGTTCAATCCCTTTATCTGTAATCATAGTTTTAACCTCTTAGTATATTGTATCATCTTTGACTTCACCAAATGATAGAAATTCAATTTCAACTTGCTCTCCATTAAATGCATTTGCAACGTGAATTGTTATTGAGTTTGTCGTATTGTCAAAATAAACAGCCTTCCACTTAGAGTCGTCATTTGGGTAAAGCTGTTCTAGCTCTTCTATTGAAGGAATGTATTCATTAAAATTATAATAGAACAAGTCCAGAAAGTTATCAATTGAGTTTGGATTTTTTGATATTTCTGTTGGACTATAGTCTAACGCTAGTTCAGACATATTTTTGATTGGAGAGTAATCCTGAACAATACCGTTAATTTGGTCATTTCTAGTCAATGTAATAAGCTCTGTGCCACCAACATCTTGAAGCAGGAGGCTTTGAACCTCTACCTCTGATATTTGATATCTGACATAATCTGCTTCCATATCGGTATTAATGCTTGGCACATTTACAGCTGGTTTAGCTTTGAATGGAACATAGCCTTCATCTGGAGTTGCGTTTATTTTAGCCATTACTGAACCTCACTTAAGTATAACGTAGTCTCTGGTCCTTCTGTCTTGTAGGAGTAGTCAATAGAGTATACGACATACCTTGAGTCTGTTAGGGATACTTGGTCAACAGAATCTTGTATGTAATCAACTTTAACAATGTCTCCTAGTTGTGCATATGGAACACCAAATGCTTCGATACCGACTGCATTTCTTGGTTTAGATATTTTTGATATTAGCCAACCCATAAGCTCATTAGCAGAATCTTGACTTTGAATAAATGTTGGACTAATCTCAAATGATTTTATTCCATAGGTAGTTCTGCTATTTTTAATATCTAAATACTCTTCATAAAGATTTTGAGTTATAAGACTGTTTCCAGAAAATGTAGGATTTGAAAAGTCTGCTCGTTTATTATAGTAATCATCTACCGTCAATGTTTTATTTGATTCATCTGTCAGCGTGATTCCAGAAATCCTTAGCATATTTCCAACGCTTTGGTCAATCATAAGGACGTTATCTGTACAGTTAAATACTAAAAATTCTGCTCCATATGCATTTGAGTTAAATCCAGAAACAGCGTATCCCTTTTCTTTTGAGAATGTTGGCACTAGTTTAGCAAACAGTGCTGGATATGCCTTATCATACTTAATATCGAAGTATGCTGCTTCTCTCATAATAGTTCCAAATTCGTCATAATAAATCTTAAACTTAGACCCATCTGTTCCAATATTTGTAAGATATGTTTGTTGAATAATGCCGCTAATGGCATACTTATGTAATGCTTCAGAAACAGAGATAGAGTTGTCGTCAAATATTGTTCTAGACTGCCCTGGTGCAACTTCAATTGATGCGTTACCTTCATCTTCATAGCTGTTTCTCATTGCATAAACATTTTCAAAAATTGCTTTTGTGCTAGCACGAACAAACATTGCAACATTTTTCTTTACTGGCAAAGCATCTTTATCGTCAACAACAGCCAAAAGACTTCCATTTAGGTACAAATAAAATCTTAGCCACTTGCTTGATTTTTTCTCATACTCCACAGCAAGGTCATAAACTGTTGGCACTTCTTCTGTAGTAAGTCTTCCCTGTGTGGCAAAAGAACCAGAGTCTACAACAACCTGGGCTGTGCTTTTAAACAGGGTTACTGGAATTGCAGAATCCGTTTCTGCGTCACCAGACTCTTTTTGTATTTTATAGAAGAAAACGTTGTCTGCTTTGCCGAAGTCTTTTACGTTTTCAAACCCCAAGGCTGCAATTTCAAAATAATATCCATTGTTCTTGCTTGAGGTGGTATCTAGCATAAATGCTATACCAGCTGAACCACCAGCAATTTTATTAGCATTATAGTATGTGGTTGCATTTTCTACTTCTTGAGTATAAAATTTATTGTTATTTTTAATTGAGCCAACTATTCTTAGTCTAGTTCCAAAGTGAACAAACTTGTTGTCTAGCTGTTTGTGAACATAAGTAATAAAGTTTTTGCCAGCAATACCCTTATCCGACAAGGCTTTTTTAGATGGTCCAGTTAAAACCATTGCCGATGCCTGTACAGAACCACCAAGAGATGATTTAGTTTTTGAAATCCAATCGCTTTCGTCTGGAAACATTAGTAGGCTATTTTTTAATGAGTTAGACACTTTTGATGTTTTTACAATTGAAGCTGCAGACGATGGGTTACCAATTGCTCCACCTGTTAGATTTGCTGGCAAGGTTTTTTCGTCAAAAATGTATTCTGAACTCATAACAAAGCCCTTTTTGTTTGATGCATTTGTCCAGTGTGACGAAATGCCAGCAGTATGTGCGACAACCTCTGTTCCAAATTGACCACGACCATGACGAATTATACTTGGTGTAGAATCTAGTTTTGAGTAAATCCTTACTTTACCACTAGGAAAAATCTTTTTTCCAAAAGCTAGCTTTGAGAAATAGTTTTCATACTCTAGCTTGTTGGTTATCCAAACATTACCAATGCCCTGAACAACATACTCTACTGCATCGTATTTAATTACTTCTCCATTGGCATAAAGGTATCCATTATATCTTGGTAGCCAGTATACTGCATCGCCAAAATCAATTATGTTATTTTTTACAATTGCGTTGGTGCTAAATGTAATAGAGCCATTAGTCTGGTGTGGAACTGTTGTCTTAAAAACTGTTCCAGAAACAATTTCTGCAACCTTTGCTCCAGATGCAAAAGCACCTGTGCCACTGGTTTTTATAAGCAACTGTCCAATAACTAGATTTGATGTTGACCCAGTTGTTAGGGTTACTGTCGTGCTACCAGAAGATAGTGTTGCGATAAGCCCAGTTGTTCCAGCAACATATTGCGGAACAGAACTTGATAGAGAAGAGTTTAGTGGTATTGCAGTTAGGGCATATCCTTCTGACATATTGCTAGCACCATTTGTAGATTTTGTGGTGTCTTCTCCAGTTGCCTCCCAAAGCAAAACTGGTTTATATGTCCAGGTTTTATCTGCATCAACCGCATAGGCTTGCCTTATTTCTGACGGAGACTTTTGAATATATCTAGCACTATAGTTTATCCTTCCATCATTATAAACGTCATGTACTTTTGATGCTATTTGAATTATGTTTGAAAGCTTTTTGCTATTGGTTTTTACCCCAAGCTCTCCAGCAACAGATGATTCTGTATAGTCTTGTGAGCCATAAAGAACATAGTCAGTACTTCTTTGACTTTCTGTGGGCATTGCGTATTCTTTTGACATAACAACAAAGTTATTAAATTCATCAAAGAACATCATGCTCTGTGTTGATACAGCAATTTCTTGCAAGATTTCAGCAACACTTGTGTTTGGACCTACAAAGAAAAATGGAATTACTGGCTCTGCTATGCCATCAATTCTTTTAAAAACATAGTTAGAGAATCCAACTGAGTCAAGAATAACCGATACTGCATAGCTTAATGAGGCATTTGGAACAAATAGTTGTGGTGCCATCATTGACTCAAGCATAATGTATTGGTCTCTAAGCTCTAGCAATACACTTCTTGAGGCAGCGTCGTATTGTGGAAACCCCATGCAGTTCATAGTTTTAATCGGAATGTAGTAATCGCTATTGTTTACTCCACGAATAATTTCATACATCTTTACTTGAAGATTTTTAGAAATAAAACTGCTAATAATACTACCAGTATTTGACGCATAACTCCAAACATTGTTTGGATTAAATGCTTGGTCATAGTCAAACAGGTTCAAGGTTCCGCTGCCAGCTAACAATTTTCCTACTGGCATACCGCTAGAGCCAAGGTCAGAGCCATGTTTTTTAATTGAAAAGTTTTCAGTCTTTCCTGATAGGTCAACTGCTAGTCTTGGCGACAGCTCAATCAAGTCTAGTGTTGCATTTGGATTTGTCATTTTTGAAACAACTATTCTCAATCCTTTAACAAATTGCAACTCTCTAAAAACTTTTATTGAAGATGATGTGTAGTAGCTTGGGCTAGTTAGGTCTGTTACAAATGGTGTAAATCTATCTATAGACTCATTGTGTATTTTCCAGCCATATACCGCTGGAAAGTCGTCATAGTTGTCTGTATTTGTGGTGCTAGTGCCACCATTATAAATATAATATGTTCCAGCGTTAGATGTATCTGCACCAACAAGATATGCATATCCAGTGGCTGGGGATAAAACTGGCAAGTCAGCTGCCGTTGAGTACTCACCTGCATAAAAAAATGTTTGTTCGTATCCTGTAAAGGAATCTGTATTTAGTCCATACTCTAGCTCAACATAGCCGTCTTCTGGAATGTCGGTGTCGGACAGGGCTATGTCCGAGCCATCACTATCTTTGAGAGTTTCCCAGGTGTTAGACAGGTTTAATCTTTGAATCTTCCAGTCACTTGGTGTAAGTTTGTTTGAGTCTCCATAAAATGGGTCTGTGGCATATGCTTGATACGTTCCAACGTGAGTTTGCATTTTAACTACTACTCTGTTTGCTGGAACTTCTGTTTCATAAACTACAAATGGTGCAGCATCATCAATATAGTTACCATTTTTATCATTTTTAGAGATGCCCCTGTCTTTTGCAACATCAGAGACGACTTCACTTCTATATGAACACCAATATTTAAAGCTGTCATCTCTGCTTGCTACGTAATACCTTGGTCTAAGTGCCATATTTTCATTAGAAAAGTTTAAATTTCTGTCAGGAAAATTAATTAGCTTATTAATTCCTGAGCGTGGTCTGTTTTTTCCAAAGCAATCTTCAAGTGAGAATAGCAGTCTTTGCTTTTGGTTTTCTGATGTTGTAAAGTATGGTGTCCCATCGTCTTCTAGTCCACCATCAATTAGCACGTCTGCAAATGTAGCATTAGTATAATCATTATTTGTGTCAGATGAGTCATAAGTTGATGCTATTGTGTAGTAGGCACTGCCAGAATCATCTGGTCTATATCTATAGTTTCCCACTTTTGCAATATTGTCTGCTGAGTTTAGATTCCATTCTGCAATTACTGCCGTGTTTGTTCTAATAACAGAAGATGTTGCTGTATGATTTTTTAGTTCGTCATAGACTGCTATACCGCCAGAAACATACGTTCCAGTTTCTGTATTAGCAATAGTAAAATTTGTTGAACTTCTTGCAGTAACTACTGCATCTGGAATGTTAAAGTTTGATGGACTAATTCCAGAAATATGAACAATATCTCCTACCGCAAAAGTGTTAGCAGCAGTGTAAACAATATTTGTTCCGTTAGCCGATAGACCAGTAATTGTTGCAGACTCTGTTGCTGTTGTAAACATTATGCCTCTTCCAAGGTAACACTAATGTTCCAAAAGTCAAAATTAGTGCCTCCACGCTTTACAACAGAATAACTAAAGTCAGAAATAAACATCTCTACAACTTGGCTATATTTTCCAAGGTTTGCATACTTGCCTTGTGCTACTCCTTCAAAATTTGGATATTTGTCGTAAGAAAGATATACCCAAAAAGAACCTTTATTGTTCTCATACCAATCTAAAATTTCTGCACCGCCAGCACCGCCATCGGTTGTATATTGATAAAGGTAGTTTCCTGGTAGACTAGTTTTTTCTACACCAGAATATCCAGTAGTTGTTGGTTTTCCAGTTGTAGTATTAAAGTTTGGGTCATTAGAAAAAGAGCGTGACGGAAGCATGTCCCAAGAAACGGATATTTGTAGTTTGTCCGCAATGTGGTATGAACGCATACGACCGTTAACAGTTCTTCTTCTGTTTTCAATTCTCTGTTGCGTAAAGTCAATTGGACCTCTGTTATCGTCTGATAAAACTAAAAAGTCTCCTGAGCCAGATGCTGCATTTACCTCATTACCTGTTGGGACATAATAGTTTTGTCCGTCATAGGCAGCTAGCGTACCTTTGTTGTCTGCCCAAAGCATAGCCTGTGGACGAGAATACCTTTTTCTACCTACTAGATAGTCTGCGTTATTTGGCATTAAACTTTTGTACTCCTAATATTTTGTGAGTCTAGTCGCTTGATTTCTTTAATTACTGTTCTTGCAATATCATTTGCACTAGTATTAGAGCCATCAACGCTAATATTTACTCCATAACTATTATACACTGAACCACTGTTGTATGTACCGTTATTCATGGCTTTAAGCTTGTCAACGCCATATTCTTTAACTGCCCCAGGGTTCATAACAAATTCTTTATCGTGAAGCATAGCAAGACCGCCATTGGCGTATGGTGTGCGGAACATTCCACCAGATTTGTATTGAGGAATAAACATGGGTAATCCAGTAGGTCCGTGAACCTTATTCTTATAGAACATTTCATTTAGCTTTCCTAGAGGACTGAGCTTTGTTTGCCCTACAGGAATCTTTAGTCCAGCTTCTGCAAGTTTTTGCTGTAACAATGGAATCATTTCTGGATTTTTGACAATAATCTTTTTAATGTCGGAGAATGGAAGTCCACCAAAAATTTGTGCTTCAACAAACTGCAAATCTGGTCTGCTCATGCCTGTTGCTGCACCAAGGATTTTTGATTGACTCATTGTCCCAAATGGTGCTGCAACTGTTTTCTTTGGTCCACCTGGAATATAAGAGTCTCTTTCTCTTGCACCAAAACTATCTCCAAGAGTAAAGGTAGAACGCTTCTTTACTCTATTCTTTAGCAGTAGCGAAATATCTCCGTATCGGTCAAAGTATTTTGAATTAATATTTGAAGCGTTACTTCTTAAAGCCCAGCGTTCAAAAGCATTGTCATTTCTTGATGCTTTTCCTCTAATGCTCCATGGAGTATATGGGCTAACTCCTGCTCCATAGATTGGTCTAGAAGAAGGGTCAGCATCTTTTCCTAAACCAAAAAGAATCTTTTCAGCTTCTAGTCTAGGGTCTAGGTCGTCAACAACCATGCCTTCTTCAAATGCATTCCTATAGGCAAAATCTTTTTTAGCAAGTTTGTCGATAAGCTGCTCGCTTCTCATTCTTACAGAAATTGCTGGATTAGTTCTCATAAAGTTTAGATATGCTTGAGAGACTCTTGGGGTATCTATATAGTTAGCAAGCGTTACACGTGGTCCAGTATTTTTTGATGCAGAAAGACCCTTTAGTTTTGAAACACCCTTACCAGCCATACCAAGAGCCTTAATACCCATAGATGGTGCAAACATTGATGCATAGAACATTGGGTCTGTTGGGTCTACCCCCATGTTCTTGGCACCCTGGGTATATGACTGAGCAAGCAATGACTTAGTGGCATCATTCTGCATAGCAGCAGATGGGTTGCCACCACCTAGAAGGTTTTGGATAAAGCTATTGAACCAGTCAAGACCTGAATCGGAAGACTTCTTTGGTCCCTTGCCAACAAGTCCACCAGTTGCAAGACGTGAAATAAATGGGCTTTTATCTATTACTCCTCGCTCACCAAGTGGTGGTTTTTGAGCAGGTGGTCGAACGTTAAACCAATTTTCCATTTTAGGAAGTTTGTTTATAAGGCTTGGAACAAAGTTAACCATATCGTCTACGATTTTTGCAAACGACTTTGACATATTTGTTTTGCCAGAAATTCCTTGAACGTCTTTTAGCAACATACTCGTTAGCCATTTTTCTAGAGCTCGGTCTCCCATAGAAGCATCTTTGACAAAAGCTTCTAGTGGGTCTCCAGATTTATACAAACCTGACAGTCCTTTTAAGAAGTTATCTGGATTCATTGTTATTTTTCCAGCACCTATGTTATCCATTATTTGTGGCAGTTCTGGTATTGTTCTGCTAGCGTCTAAAAGGAAACTCTGCAACCCTTGCTCTAACTTTAAAACATCAAAGCCTAGGTCGCCTGGGGTTGGATTTTCTAAAGGATTTTTGCTATAAAAATCATCAAGGTATGAGAACTTTGTGGGCAACTTAGAAAACTGACCACTAAGAAGGTCTGTAAAAAGCCCAGCGTGACCAAAGTCTAGCTGTGTAATTGCTTTTGAAGCAGTATCATACATAACATTCATGCCATGGATGTCAGTATTACTAAACAGTGTATTTAGTAGCGAGGTGCTGTCTGCATATTTTTGAATTGATGCTAGGTATTCCTGAATTGCTTTTTGCAGTGCTTCTGGACCACCTTGCTTGTATGCATCTAAAAATATTTTTTCCATTCGTGGAGAAGACATTAGTCCGCTAGTCCCTACCATTCCAGGTACTAGGTTTTTATTTATTTTTGATGCAACTAGTGTCGCACTATCTTTTACCATTCCAAATGGACCAATAGTGTCTCCAGCACCCTTACCAAACTTTAGGAATTCGTATGGAACTACGTCAGAGCCAAGTTGTTGTGAAAGCCAATAAGCAAGTGGTTCGTTAATTCCCTTATATGGCATTTGAACCGCTGTATCGCTCTTGTATGCTTTTAGGTAGTAGTCTGATTGTGTTGGAGTGTATTTAGCCATTTCGCCAATTTCTACACCCTGCCTTGTTAGTGGGCTAGAAAGACTAAAGCTATCTAGGGCTTTTAGCTTTGCTCCAGACTGAGCAGCCTTTGCCCCAGCAACTGTTCCAGTTTGCATAAAGCCCTTTGCTCCTGCACCAGCAATTTTAAGACTTTTCATTCCTGGAATAGGAACTATGTTCATTGCCATGGTTCCAGCATCTTCTAGGTCTGGTGCAGTTGGAGTTCCTTGCTTAGTCTTTACCGCCCATTTTCCAAACAGGCTTTCGTAAATACTGTTCATCACAAAGTTTAGACCTGCACTTACTGCAGACATTGGATTATTTGGGTCAATCTCTACAGACTTATCATCAGAGTAAATGCTTGCTGTGCTTCCAGTCTTTGGCTTATTTACAATTCCACCCTTAGCAAATTTCTCTGCATGGTTCATTTTGTCAAGGACATCTGTGCCTAGAGCGTCTACTGCCTTTGCTCTAATAACATATTCACCGTTTGAAAGTCTTGCAGGGATTGAATCACTTGTACCGCTACCTGGACCAGAAATATATCCACCAGCAGCCTTTTCTGTAACTGGGGTAACATATGCTCTATCTGGAATGCCATCAGTGCCGAGGTCTTTTGCACTGGTTACCTTCCACTTTTTGCCATTCATGTCTGGGAATACAAAGCCCTTTTTTGTAGTAACGTTATATGGATAATTTAAGAACTGGTCCATAAGATTTACTGGAAAATATTGTTTTCCCTTTTCATCTTTAAGAACTTTAAGACCCTGACCTTTTGGAACACCTGGTCTTACTTCTGCTTCTGTAATTTCAGGAAGTGTGTAGTCAGCTTTATAGTCTTCTGGAGCTAAGTATGTGTCAATGGTAATATTTGCATTTTGAATCTGCAGAATTTGAGAATCAATGTTTTGAATTTGTTTTTGAATTCCACCAATTTTATCCTGTACAGCACCTGTCTCTTTTACTCTAGCATCTTCTAGAGCTTGCTTTTGCTGCTCTACTGCATACTGAGCGTCCTTGGCTCTGATATCTTGAACTGCTCTTGCAGCACCAAAAACATCTCCTCTTGAAAGTGCGTCTGCTAGGTCAAGTTGTGACTTCTGCTTTTCTGCAATTTGCTTTTGTAGGTCGTTGATTCTTTCAAGTGCTGTAATTCTTTCATCGTACTTGTCATTTATGTCGCCTTCCTTTTTTTCTAGCTGTTCTTGTGCATTTGTAAGTTCTTTTTGTTTTGCACTTAGGGAGGCAAGCTGTTTGTCTTTTGCTTTGAATGCTTTGTCAGCAGCTTCATTAAAAGCTTTTACATCTTTAGGGTCGTTGACTCTTAGGATATTTGCAGCTTCTTTGCTTATGCCAATTCCAGCAAGGGTAAGTTTTACAAGAAGTGCTGCACTGTCTAGATTATATAATCCCTGAGTTAGTGCAGCAATCTCTGGAGAAAGAAGTTTTAGCGACTCGTTAAGGAATTTAATCTTATCTTCTTTTGATGAAAGCGTATTTACTTTTTGAATAAACAGGTCATACTGCCTATTAAAGTCCTTTGAGCTAACTGCTGTTGATTGATATGCTGTACCCAAACCATTTAAGAAGTTTGTAACTTCTTGTAGCGATAGTTTTAGAGAATTAGCATTAAAGCCAAATGGGTCAAATTCGCTTACCTTGCTCTTGTAGTCACTAATTGCTGAAGCAATACCCTTTCTTAGTTGTTCTAGACCACCCTTTGTGTCAAGAGACAGGCTGTTTACATCAATTACCAGGTCTGTTCTTTTTGCCTCTTGCTTGATAGCGTCAATAATAATTTGAACAACTTCTTTGTCTAGACCGCTTGCCATTAGCTCAACAGCTAGTGAGTTTAGTGCTAGAGTTATGTCTGAGCCACTACCCTCAATAATTTTTTCAACAAAGGGTTTATAGGTTTTTTGGAATTCTTCGCTAGCTCTAAACTGTTCTGCAAGAGATGCACCACCCTGAGTTTCGCCAATTCCAACTGGACCTGCCTCTCTAATGCTTGATAGTTTTGCTTCAGTTCCAAAGAAGTTATTGACAGCTTCTAGCTTGTCTTTTGTAACTAGTACTGTATCTAGCAATGCACCAGCAATTTCAGATTGCTTTCTTGCTTTTTCTGTAAGGATGTCAAATGCAATGGTTCCTCCAGTTACAACAAGACCAACTGGTCCAAGAACTCTTAGGATGCCTGGGGCAGCAACTTTAAGTGCTTTTGCAAGGTCATCTAGGTATGGTGTTATTTTTTTAGCAATAGTGCTGCCTTTAATTGCTGTTCCAATACGACCAGGAACCTTTTTCCCATCTGGACCAAGCGGTCTTTCTGGAAGCATTGACTTAGCAAATAGGGCTGTGCTTACTAGGTCCAATACATTTGCAACTTGGTTTGCTTCATCTCCACCAACCGAGCGAGCAATCATAGAGCCAATCATGCTGCCACCAAGAACTTTTCCAGAAGTTCCAGTTAAGAATTTCTTTACTCTTCCTCCAGGACTTGCAGTAGCACCAGAGCTATTGGCAATTATTGCTTTAGCTGCAGTTGCTGACAAGGCACCCCTACGACCTTGCTGGTAATAAGTTTCCTTTTGTTTTCCATTTGCATCAGTTGAAACAACTCTTCTAACTCCATTACCAAGGTCTTCGGTTGTGGTTACCTTTGGCACTGGAGTTACTTTTGACTGAGGCTCTTTAGGCTTTGCTTTAGGTTTTGCTTTAGGTTTTGCGTTTGTTGCCGCTTTTCTTGTTCTACGTTTAGTATTTTTAGTTTCAGTAACTGCTTCTTTAGACTGTGCTGCAGCTAGTGCTTCCTGGTCATTACGTGCTTGAATTTCTGCTACTGTGGCTCTTTTTGTAGCAGCCTCTAGTTTTTTTTCTTGGGTTCTATCGAAGGCTTCGTTCTTTTTCTTGTCATCTTTATATTCTCCTCTGCCAAGAAAAAATCCTCTTGGGTCGTTAGCCATAGATACTCTACGTGCAGCAACCTGTGCAACAGCTTGAGTTCTTGCAATTTCAGCGTTTGCTTTTCTACGTGCAGACTTACCCATCTTGTCTGTAACTTGAACACTGTCTTTGTGTGTTTCTGCAATTTTGCCAAGAACTGCAGTTTCTTGTGGACTTAGTGCTTCATTTCCAGCAAACAAATGTTTTGCGTGTCTTCTTACTTCTGCAACTGGAAGTTTTAGAGCTTTTGCAACTCTTTTTATATTGTCTTCTCGCAAGAAGTCTCTATAGAGAGCAACCTTTTTTCCTTTTTGCTTAGGGTCGGCTGCTTTTGTTTCCATATCTGGGTCAGAGATGTCTTGCATATACTTGTTCATAACGCCTAGTTGTGGAGTAATAAATTTAGCTGCCCAGTTTTTAAGCCATCTTGCAAATTTTCCGCCCTTTGTGTCTATCGTTACTGCACGGCTTGAGCCTTCTCCACCAATGTGTGCTGCATGAGGCTGCATATATCCGCTATAGCTTTTTCGGTCATCTTCATTTCCTATAATGTCAAATCCTTGTGCTGCAAAAGCTTGTCTAACAATTTCTTGCTCGTTAGGAAAGTCTGGATGCATCAGAGCTGCAGTTTGGTTTGTAAGATGTGTTGGTTGGTCTGAACTCATCTTGCTAATTGCAGCTCCAAGTGTTACCACCTTTTTAGGGTTTTTAGGCTTTACTTCTTCTGTGCCATCGTTAAATCCTGGAATCTTTCCAGAAATCATGCCTTTTATAAAACCACGATATTTTTGTGCTGGTCCTGCAGGAATAACTGCTTCACCTGGAGAAAGCATTGCTGGAACAATGTCTCCAGCACCCTTTGGACCTGGAACGCTAAAGACACCAGCTGCATATTTCTTTGGTGCTCTAGCTTTTCCTGCTGGTGCTGGACCAGTAAAAGCTACTTGTGCAGCAATGGCTTTTTGATAAGCAGAAGCAAGCTTTCCAACAGCGGTAGCCTCTACTGTAAATGCTTGGGTTAGCTTATTGTGTACTTGCTCAAGAGATGCTGCTACTGATGCTGCCTCTAGCTGCTGCTGAGTCATGTAGTCGGTTGTCTCACCAAGAACGGTAGATGCTGAAGCAGCCTTATTAAACACATTTTTTACAAAAGTAAATCCCTTAATAATATTTGCTACACCGTTAGCAAGCAAACCAAATGTCATTAGGAATACTGGACCAATACCAGCAATTAGACCAGTAGCGTTTACAATAAATTGCTTTACGCCACCATCAAGATTGTTGAATGCTTTTAGTACATCTGTTGCAAAATTAATGATAGGAGTTACTGCCTTGAGGAATTCTTCACCAACTGGTGCAAGCTCTTTCTTAAAGTCAGCAACTGCTTTTTCAAATTTGTACATTGGTGATGCTGCAATTTTATTAAGCTCTCGCTGGGCAAGAATACCTAGCTCTGCAGATGATTGTCTGGTTAACTCTAGAACTCTTGCTGCCTGGCTACCGTCCTTAATTACGTTTTGAAACAGTGTAGATAGACGTGAAAACTGGAACTTACCAAACAACTGCTCAATTGCACGAGCACGGTTTAGTGGGTCAAGGGTGTCAAGTGCTTTAGCAAAATCTGTTACAAGACCTTTTACATCGCCTTTATTTCCTTCTACGATTCCATTGAGGTTGATGCCAAAACTTGCCATAAAGTCAGAGGCTTTTTTAGTTGGGTTAATAAGTGATGCAAGACCAGACTTTAGGGCGTTAGCACTTTCTGAAGCGTTAATGCCACCTTCACGCATAGCGGTGAGAAAGAACGTAAGGTCTTCTACATCTCCGCCAAGCTGCTGAATGACTGGTGCTGCTTTTGGAATGGCAATGGTCAAGTCTTCAATAGATGTTACAGTTTGGTTTTCAACTGCGTTTAGGAAGTTAATCTTTTTGCGTAGTTGGTCGCTAGCAGTTCCGAAAGCATTTGTAAGTGAGATTGTTGTTTCAAGTGCTTGTGCTTGTTCTACGTTACCCAATACAGATAGTCTTGTTGCTTCTGATACCTGGGCTAGTAGGTCTGCACCCATCTTGCCTGTAGCAGCAGCCTTGGCTGCTTGCTCCATTGTTTTTTCAACTGCTATGCCATATTTAGTGAATTCAGAAGCGAGCTGCTGAACTTGTTTGAGCATAGCGTCTGTTTCTTTTGTTGCTGTAAAAGTATCTCCATAAACACGCTTAAAAGCAATTGCTTGCTTTTCCATATCCATAAATGTTTTGGCAGCAGTGGTTCCCAAAATACCTAGTGGAATGGTAAAACCAACCATAAGCTGACGACCAGCCCACTGGGTGTTCTTACCAAAGTTTAGAAGGTTTGTAGAGCCTTGCTTTAGAAGCTGGTTTAGAAGCTGCTGTTTTTGTGCAGCAATTTGTGTTTTTGTTGACAGGTTTTCCATGTCAAGTGCCAGTGGTCGTATAGCAATAGTTTTGATTGCTCCATTAGCATCACGCCCCATTTTGACGTACTGTGTTTGTAGGTCTTTAACTCTTTCAATGGCTACCTTCTGGATAGTGTCCATTTCTGTTCTAAAGAATTTTCCAAAGCTCTTAGATGCTCCACCAGCATATTTGAAGTACTGTCCCATTGACAGTTTGTTCTTTTCAAGTGCTGTAGTAAAAGTTTGTGTTGATGATGCAACAGTTTTCATTGATGCTGAATATTGACCAGTTGCATTAATTGTGTCAATTAGCGATTGCTGCATTTGTAGTGATTTTATATTGGCTGTTGCACTACCTTTAGCCAAGGAGGTATGAAAGTCTGAAATCTGTCTTTGAAGTGTCTTAATTGCTGCTAGTGCTTGACCAGCATCAATATTGATATCAATTTTAGACTCGAAATCAGACATTCATCATTACCTCTTTTTTAGTTATTAGCCTCTACCGCCAAGAAACTGGTTGCCCATGGCAGTTCCAGATGCCTCTTCAATAATGCGGTATACGGTTGGCAAGTCTAGAAGGTCTTCTAGCTTTGCTGCGTCTTCTGCAAGCTCTGGCTTGTACTGACGCATGGCGATTCTAACACATTCGATTAGAAGGTCCATTGATTTATCGTTGTCTTCTGCAACTTCTTCGATGCTTGCAAAGGTCTTCATAAACTCACGAAGAATTGAGATTTTTAGTGGTCGTACTGCAAGAACGGTTCCGTCTGGCAGAGTGATTTCATTTGGTTCGTTAATGGTTGTTGCCATTGTTCCTCCTATAGGTTGATAAATAAATTATAACACAAAAGAGGTTTATTAATCCCACTTTTCATAGCCAAGACCCATGCCAATACCAAAGCCAGCCTTTTGTGCATTTTGTCCTTGTAAAGATAGAACATCGTCTGGATTATCTGTTGCTCCACCGCTAAACACCTTAGCCTTAATTTTTTCCCATGGGTCTTGTTCTTTTTTACCAGATTGTGCGTCAAGGTCTACTCCTTGAATTGCAGCAAAAAACTTTTTTTCATTATAGTCTGCATCTCTTTTTGCATTCAGTGTGCTCATTAGTTCTGGTAGTGATAGAGAACGCTCTAGTTCTTCGTAGTCTTTCCAAATGCCCAGCAAGAATGCCTCTGACTCTAGTGTAGCCAGGTCCATAGAATCCCATCCAGGTGGATTGTCGGATACCTGTTTTTGTGGTGTATCTTCAGTTTGCTCTTTGTTTTTTAGCTTAATCCCTGCAGACAGGTCAAGAAGTTCGTACAGGGTGTCCATGTCTAAGCTATCTGCTAGTTCTTCTGCACTTGTAATTGACGGATAGTATTGCTTCATAGCAATTGCCCCACACTCAAGTAGCATATTTACAGTATCGTCTTCTGAGACAGCATCTTTAAAGTCGCTAAACACATCCATTAAATCTCTAAGATAAAGTATCTTTAATGGTGTTATGTGTAGTCTTGTTCCGTCTGTGAGTTCTATATACCCAGATTCATATATTTTAGTAGCCATCTATATAGTATACCAAAAAGAAACTCCCCCTACCGAAGTAAGGGGAGTCTCATCTATTAAGTTATATTTTGTTAGAACGATTCGCTCACTGCTGTTGTGTTTGGAGACGATGTTTTGTTTCCATCTGCTAGTGTGCGGTCAACGATTCTACCGTACGATGCTGTGTTGTTTGGAAGTAGACGGAATGAAACGTCAAACATTGTCGCTTCATCACGCTTTGCCGATACTGTAACGCTATCGATAGAGATAGCACGGTATGCAACATAGATACGCTCAATTGAGCTACCTACTGCACAGTCACCAGTACCTGGACCAACTGCCACCAAGCCTCGTTCGATTGGACATTCTCCAAGCTCTCCTGCGGAAAGCTGTAGTGTGTCTTCTCCACCGAGTCTAGTTGTGCCAGACGATACAAAAGCATCGGTTGATGGACGAGCTAGAGCTAGAACTAGGTTTTCTAGTGTAGCCTCTGCAAAGCTGGTATTCATGTTAACTGTCATACCCTGCTTGTAAAGTTTTGCTACGTCAAGAACCTGGTCTACCGACACCTCACCAAAATCTGGAGCAAATGTTAGCTCTAGACCGTTGCTGGTGTAACCAACGTTACGGAAGTCCGCATCGTTTGACAGAGTTTCCTTGTAAGAAAGTGCTCCTTGTGCGTTAGGTAGGTCGTCGTAACCCATTTCGCCACCTTCGAATGCGAAGAGAGCTGCTGCACCAACGATAATGTTAGTGCTTGAACCACGTGTATATGCCATAATTTTTTCACCTCTTATTCTTATGGAATTATGGGGGGTGTTTCCTCAGTATAAGTATACATACCGTTTATGATTAAATTGATTCTTGGTCAACCATATGGTAGTCATACTCAATAATAATCTTGTTACCGCCATATGTTCTAGCAGTACCAAAGTCAATGATGTCTCGCACTTCTTCAAGCTGATATACCTTAAAATTGTGGAAGTAGAAATTTGGCTCAATGGTGATACCCTCTACGTTAATTGAGCCTTTTGCTTTTTGCCATTTATTTATTTCTTCTGCTGTTTCATCTTCACGGTCCATAAGTCTAAGAATCTTTTCAGTAATCTTGACCATGTTTACAACTGAGTTTTCTGCTGTAGCATAAAAGTAATAAACTGCTTGCTCGCACTTAATGTGTGGAAATGGCTTTCTACGCATACGAATAAGCCTATCGTATGTACACATAACCCCACCTTCTGGAAAACTTGATGTTAGGTTGTCGATGGTTGATGGTGTGCTTGGAAAGAATGGCACTGTGTCAAACCCTAGAGTCTCTAGCTTTTCTTTTAGGTAGTGGTTAACCCATAGCATTGGCGTGTTTAAGATTGATGTTGTTGTCATTTAACTGCTCCTACTATCCAATTATACCCTGCTTTGATTCCTTCTGCACGACCACTACGTTTTTTAAGGTTTCTGTGGAATTCTGCTGGATTTTCTAGGTTAAAGGCAATTCCAGATGAACGCAAAAATGCTTGAGTAAAGTATTGGTTAAAAAATATGTCTAGAACTTTATTAAACTGACCTTGTACTTGACCGCCAGGATTGTCTACCTTGATTGGTCCTGGTCTAAAGTATGTTTCTCCATCAACATCAAATACCAAAACATTCGCAGACTTTGGTTTAATTGTAACAGGAACACCACTTTCCATTACTTCTGCCTTGTTGTAGAATGGTACTGTAGAGCCTCTGCTGACAGACTGAGACTGTTTGAATGAATATGTAAATGCAACCATGCCACCAGCTACGGTATAGTCAATATCGTACAATCTTGCGTCTGGACTTCCTGTTCTGTACCACTCGTAAACGTGGTGAAGTCTTTGTGGGTCAAGTCTGGCATTTGTGTCGATAAATTCTTTTGCCATTTCAACAGTAACTACGCCTAGCTCTTGTAAAAACTTTGGTTTGCCCTTTTTAGCACCTTCAATAAATCCGTCTGAGTACTTTACAACATTTAGTATGTCGTTTAAAAAATCTTTGTCGTTAAACTTTACAGCTATCATAGGTCTACCGCCTGGTTCTCTGAACGCTTTAAAATTAGTTTATAAAATTCTATGTTTCCAAATGGACCAAGGAATGGGTCAAATGTAGCTACTTCAAAAAGTGTTGACTGTCCTGCACGAGTTCCAGATGTTTCTAGATAAATAAGATTACCATTCTTATCTGTAATATTTGTAACAAGGATATTAGTTAGACCGTTTCTTTGATTCTCACTAGAAAAACGAATATCACTTTTGACTCTACCTATAAGTGCTGAGTCTTGCAAAAGCTTTATTTCTGGTCTAATCTCTTCTTTGTTTGCTGTTCCTGCTGTGTTTAGTTGACAGGCAATTGTTTTGTCTAGTACCCAGTTTTTCTTAACGTCTCCATAAGCACCCTGCTCAACAATTGGATAGTAGATGTCTGCAAGCATTGGAAAAACAAAGTCTGTAGTTTCGCATATGACCACGTTACAGCACTCCTGGGCGTGTCACTGGCTTCTTGTATTTTTCTAGAATTTTATCTACTAGAATATTTCCAGTTCCCTCAAACACTGCTTTATCAAATTGAATTCTAAACTGGTCTGTATTATATGAACCAACATAACGTTTGTAGTAGTCTAGTTTTCCACAGCTAATATCGTCAATGAGCAATTCGGTTGCTTTCTTTATGTCTGCTGGAACATTTAGGTATCCAACTTCAGCAATAATTTTGTAGTCATATTCTCTTGGGAAACCAGTATATCCATAAATTAGTTCGGTATAGTCTGAGCTAGATGCTGGTAGCAATACTGGTGCTGACTCACTTCTATTTAGTTCTCCTGTATATGTTTGTGTAATTGCAGAACCATCTACCGTAAGCTCAAATGTTCTTGTTGTCATAAGAACGTTATTCTCATAAACAGAAATAATATTCTTTACGTTATCCCATACTGGAATAAAGTCGCTACCGTTTCCAATTGCAAGAATAGCTTTTTTGCTATAGTAAAATCCATCTACAACAATTGAGTCAATGATTGCTCTGGCTAGTTGTTCGTTAGCTGCGTAAGTTGCAATGTCTGTAGCAGTGGTAGCCTTGGTGTTTGGGTCTACATAAGGTCTACGGACCTCATAAAAGTCTTCGTAGATTAGGTTGGCTGCTGCAGGTGTTGCACTAGTATTATAGACTTGAATTTTGTAATCAGCGTCGTACTTGAGTGGTACTGAGATGGTTAGTTTTGATGCAGAAGTAGTGGTAGCCTGTACAGCATCCATAACAAGAGTAGAGTCTGAAAGGTCTGTAACGTTTACTCTTACTACTGTACTAACATATCCATCAACAACAATTGAAAACTCAAACTTTTGGGTTCCAAGTTGAAATGGTGTTGTTGTTGTGTCTACTCTAAGAATCTCCACTAATTATCAAACGCCTCTTTAATTTCTGCTGGTGTTGCTAGTCTAGTGTGAACTCTTGTCAACCACTTCTCTGCTTGCACTGGTGTCAGGAAGTTGTAGCCACGCTTTACTTCTCCAACGCCTTCCCACATAACATTTCTAGTTGAGTATACTGCAACTGTTTCTTTTTTCTTTGGCTCTGCCACAATCTTTGGCTTGTCTTGTCTTTCTGCTCCTGGCGAACCAATAGCTCCGTTAACTACCATAACTGATGGGGCTGGTTTGCCACGCTTCTTTGCTGGTGTTGTAATTACACCATTTTCGTTTGTTTCAATTCCTGCCTTTGTACCCGACGAGGTTACTTCTAGGCTTACTTGTACATCATCTACAACAATATCGGTTGTAGTTTCATTTAGTGTTTCATCTGACATGATTTCCTCCAGTTTACATTATAGCAGATAATAAAGTAGAAAGGGGTAGAAGCCGAAGCTCCTACCCCCTCCAAGTTGGGCAACTCAAGATTATAGGCTTGAGTCAACAGAATCGCTGTCAACGTATGCGATAGCGTCCTGCTCTTCCCACTGAATACCGAAACGTACGAATACGGTGTACTCAATGGTGTCCTTCTTGGCAACGTACTCACGGTTTACAGTGATGTCTCGCTGGAAACCCCAAATGCGGTTGCTTGGGAAGGTTAGGTCTACGAAGCCTTCTGGGTAGTAAGGTACTTCCATAACAGGAATACCTAGTACACGTGTAGCACGAGCCTGACCGATAACCTGGTCAGTACCTGCAAGGTAAGCGTTACGGTAGTCTTCAGTCCAGATGTTTCCAGAAAGAGTTCCGTGGTTTCTTACGATGCCCTGGAATGCTGAGGTTCCTGCGTAGAACTTCAGACCATTCTTTAGAGCACGGTACTTACGAGGTAGACGGTCTACAACTTGCTGTAGAACCTCTGGTGTAAATGCGTTGTTAGCGATAGTAGCAACGTATTCGTGTGCATAGCCATCGGTCTTGGTACGGCTTACGAAACCTTCCATAATGTTAAGGAAGTTGTTCACCCCTGTACCAGTACCGTTGATTGCTAGGTCCTCAATGTCATTCGCAAATGCGTTTGTCATTAGACGGACTAGGTGGTCTTCAAGAGCCGCACCTTCAACGTTGTCTTCTAGAGCTTCAGCTGATACTTCCCAGTCAAGACGAATCTTCTTTGTAGTAAGTTCGACCTTTGAGAATGTAGCACCAGCGTTAGTGTATGTTGCATCACCCTGGTTAGCAGCACGGATAACACGCTCACCAACGTTAACTTTTTCAAGTTCCATTGTATTAGCTCGCATTGTTACACGGCGACCGTCCTTGGCTAGGACTGTACCATCCCAGACATAATCGATAAATCTACGTGCCTGTTCAGGACGTAGGATACCGCTTGCAGCAGAACCACTAGGGGTTACAGCGTTAGGACCAGTTAGTACACCAAATTCAGCAGTTGGGACGTTTCCGAGAGTTGAAGCTCCTGGGTTAGTAACGCCACCAATGCCACCTGAAGCGAAAGCACCTTCTGAGTTTGTCTCATTGGCACCAGCTCCTGGATAGTTTTTAATAATTTCTTCCGACATAATTGTCACCTCCTAGTGATTTTTATTTGAATAAATCGGTTGTTTTGAGGAAACGACCGTCCCATAGGGATTTCTGAACCTGTTCTGGTTCAAACTGTACGACATCACCGATGTCGCCAGACTTGCGGAAAGCGGTGTCAGCTTCAACAGCGTCTACTCTCTTTCCAAATTCGTTAAATACATCCTTTGATTCCTTTACCTCAGTTTTTACGGAATCAATTGATTTGTTGAGTTCATCAACCTGAGCCTGTAGGCTCTTTACGATTGATGCAAGGTCGCTAAAGGCTGATGTTAGAGTATCCTTGATTTCTGAAACTGCATTAACAACTAGTGTCTTTTCAGTTTCGTCGTCTGCTGGAGATACCTCTTCAGCTTCTTCTGCAGGAGCTTCTTCTGTTACTTCTTCGACTACTGGAGCCTCTTCTGTAACCTCTTCTGATACTGCTTCTTCAACTACGGCATCTGCCTCTGGAGCAACCTCTACTGTCTCAACTGTGGTCTCTTCGACCACTTCATTTGTTGCGTCAGTCATAGGACTTTCCTCCTTTGTTATCTTAGAAGTTTTAATGCCTTTAGCACTATCAACTAAGAACTTTAGCATTTCTGTTTTTTCGTTATCTGATTTTTCAACGAAACCAATGTTTTGCATAGGTACTCCTGAAGTTGGGCTAACCTCTGTTTCATTTTCAGAAAGCAGAACTAGTCCAGACTCAGAGTCCCAGAACACATTTTCGATAACAGTGTCCATGCCTTTAACAACATCAACACCATCAACTTTTTCAACAGAAAGAATATTTGCAAATTGGTTGGCTGGGGTGTCTACAAGAGAAAGCTCAACAAGGTCATAGTCTTTAATAATTCTAACCTTGGAGTCCATGCTCTCATCGTAGCCATCATCCCACTTGTTCATCTTACCACCAATTGAGAAACCCGAAAGGGTTCCATCCAAAACCTTTTCCCAAGTGTCTTGAGCACCCTTGGATACGTAGGCTGAAACGTAAATGCCAGAGTACATCTTTTTTGTCTCTGGGTCGAAGAACTTGTCTTCTTTAAAGGAAACCATTTTGCCAACAGCAAGAGGCTGGTGCATTTCACGAATGTTTCCACGGAACTTTTGGAAAGCCTGTAGAGAGGCTTCTGGAGTGACAATATCATTTTGCTTATCTAGGTTATCAAGTGTAGCAAAGCCAGAGACGATGCGTCTCTCTTTATCTACCTTGTTGAATGGCATCGACAGACGAACGTTGTCGCCATCGGTATTCCAATGAGCCTTTTGAATAGTCATATTACCTTAATTATATACCCTTTTTATAAGTATTGTTACTATATTGTAACATACTTTTTATTGTACTGCTCTACCCTCACCCTGGGCGTTTCGTCCAGTGGTGGTTGCAGTGCTGTCAGACGCATTGTTTGCTCGCTCTGCGTCACGCTGTCTGTTGCCAGCGAGGTTAGCACGAGCATCTGTAGCCTGTCTAGATGTCATTTGAAAAGGCTCATCTGCATCTGGTCTTTGTGGTAGACCAAGAATTTCACGAGCTTCGTTTGGAACCATAATCTGGGTCTTCACGTAACGCTCAAGAATCTGAGACTGTGCAATTTCATCTGTAAGAGTCAGCTCGTTAAACTTGAGTTCAAGAATGTCTGTCTTTTCTTTTACAAGTCTGTTAATAAGCTTTTCAATGTTACGTTGTGCTGGTCTTGCTACCTGCTCCTTAAACGTACGGTCTTGTGCTAGGGCAGCTGCAATAGATGCTGCATCACCGCCACCAATCTTGGAGAGTGGAACTTGGTGAGCAACTAAGATATCGTCACGGTTACGGACTCTGTATTCATTAAATGATGCCTCCTGTACGCCATTTTCAATCGGTTCCATTTTAAACTCAACCTTATTAGTGTCTGAGTCTCCTGGAAGTGGGATGTAAAGAGTTCTGTGCGACTGCCCCTTTAGGCTAGTCTGCAAGAACCTAAACATCTTGTCTTCTGCATCTGACGATAGCTTTGCACCTTTTAGCGTTACAACATAGCGTGGCACAGCCTTGTTGCCAAAGTAGTCGATGTTATATTGCGATGCTAGCTGGTCTCCCTGCAATGCTGTAATTGCTGAGATAATGTCTGGCACACCATAGTAAGTGTTTAGTGGTGAGTATTCTTTAAAGTGAATAATCTCGTTTGGTCTCTGGTCAGAGGTGATTGGATTTGGATTCTTTGCACCAAAGTTGCGGAAGTAAACAACCTTTTCTCCAATAATCTGAACGTATCCATCCTTTAGTCTGCGTACACGCATTGTGGTTGTAGGGATGTGACCAACATAACCAATCTCTCCAGTAACAGTTCTACCAATTTCCATGTAGCCATTACCAGTTGCCTGAAGGTCTGTGTAAATTTTCATCATTGTGTGTGTAAACGAGTCTTCGTCGTTCATACTTTCTAGCCAGTCTTTTAGCTCTACCTTGGCACGTTCTACTCTGCTACGTGCTCTTTTAACTGCTGCCTGGTCTTCCATACCTTCTAGACGCATTGCAGTTCTATCTGTAACGTGGAAGTCATAGCCAAGACCAACAATGTTTTCTACCTTAGCATCGATGGCAGCGTGGTTAGCAAATGAGGTGTCATAGTAATTGGCAAGTTCATATAGATTCCATGGTGGAGTAATTACATCAAACAGACCATAACCATTCTTAAACACCTTGCCAGGATTTAGCTCTTTTGACTTTGCCCCACCAATACCTGCACTAACAGCCATAGCACTGTCAAGATATGCCTCGCTGTTTACATCTGCCTTAGATAGCTGACGTGTAGAACGTCTCTTAAAGTTTAGGTCAAGACCGTTTAGACCTTTTAGGTCGTCCCACGATTTTACAAATGGGTCTTGCTTTTTAAACAGGTCTTCTTCTGCATCAAATTCTGGCAGAGAAGCACCAATAATATATTCTTCCATTACTCTTCATCTCCATAAAGTGCGATTGTCTGCTTGGCAGCGTGAACAGCACCCAGGTCGTTAAGGTTAGGAATAAGACCTTGCTTCATTCTGTCAATTTGCTCGCTGTGTTCCTCGTCTGTGATTCTTCCAAGACCAGGGTAAAAAATTGGGTGACCGTTAGGTTCTCCGTAATATGTTGCAGCATCTTTAAGTTTTGCAATCTGAGATTCGTCATTTTTCTTCGATGGAATATTTAAAATGTTGCCGTCGTCGTCAGTAAATGGCTTTCCATTTTCACGAATCCAAACATAAAGTCCCCAATCGTAATGCTTTTCAATTACTTGAATACGAGCTTTGCTCAGGGCTTGCTCAACTGGGTCTAGTTTTTCTTGTTTCATAACCACTAGTATACCACATTATGCAGGTTCAATGGTTATTTGTGACGACTTTACGTCTGTATAGATTGTATAGTTAAAGCTATCGACACCAACATATGACTCTGACGCATATCCACCAGCTGAATTTCTTGATGTTCCAGTAAATGTCTTGTAGATTTCTTCTGACGATAGTCCACGAATCTCTGTACCAGATGATTGAGATATAATATCCGACCAAACACCTGTTGTGTAGTCGTTCCATGTTTGAAGCGAGTTTGTGTCATAAAGAACATTAATCCAAATATTTTCTACCAACACAAGACCATGTTCGTCTCCAGACTTTAGCTGTGCATAAACAAAGTTATTCATGAGCATTGGTCCAGAAATATTTATTGTCCCAGCTTCACTTGTAAAGGCGTAAACTGTTTTAAACTTTATTCCAAGAGTAAACCATTCGTCTAAAGATACTACTGGATACTCTGTCTTTATTCCATTGATATAATATTCAACGTCAGTATAATCAGTACCGCTTTCATTCTTGGCAAAGATTCTTGCTCTTGTATTTGCTGTATTTACTGAGTCTATATAGAATCTTATTTTTGTATCTGGATTATCTGTTATGTTTACTGTTTCAAAAATAAGAACGTCGCTTGTAGAAAATTGTTCAAGATTAAACTTTGCAACCATCTGCAAGAATCCTATTTCAAAAGTGTCGGAGAGTTCAGTGTTTATATTAATATAGTATCCGTTTGAGGCTGACGGTGTTCCTGTTATTTGCATACCAGAGTTTGACGATAGATAATAATATGGCAAAGTAAATTTAGGCAATACTGCTGCAGATACGTTTCCATAAGGAATTAAGTTTGTTACAGTAGACGTTCCAAATTCTGTTGGATTGGAAGAGTCTGTATTTAGCCCCTGTCCAGTAATTTGCAAATGCCTAATACCAATTGGCTTCATGACTAGGCTATCTGCATTAACTTCAATATGTGCAACTACAGCTAGCGTTTCTAGGTCAGCAGTAGTGGGTATATAAATAGCTGTTCCGTCTACCATCTCATATTTTGTATTTGCATATCCAGATGATGATGAGATTACATTTGAGCTTGTTACTCTTGAAGATGTGTTGTAAGTCAGTACGTCTGCTTCTGCACCAGATGCAAGTGTTTGGAATGTTAGATAAGTTCTTGCTAAAGATGATGATGTGTTGTATTCATTCGAAGAAAATGATATTGGCTTTGGATAATCTACATTAAACTGTAGATAGTCTAGGGCGTATTTTGTTCCAGTTGGGGCTTCAACATACTTTGCAAAAAATGACAATGGAATAGATTCTTGCCAATACATATTAGTAGCAATGTCCAAAAATATTTTAGAGTCAAACTTGTTTAAAAATAACGTGTAGCTTGCTGTGTGAGAATCTAGAGTTGCTGCTGTTCCAGTAAAAAATCCATCGGAATCAAATTCTGCTGACACTTTAGACAAGTTTCTTTTATCCATAAATCCAAACTTATAGATTTTTCCAGTAAATGTCGTGTCTGTTGTAAACGCTTCATCACCACCAATATACAAAATTAGATTTTTGTGGTTACCAAAAAACTCAGAGAAGTTTGGGTCTACATTATCGATTAGGTCTTGAAATACAACACCTGCTGCAAACTTTGTTCCAATCACATTTCCAGTCGCTGTATACAATGCACTACTTACTGTGCCATTGTAGCTAAACTTATAAATAATTTTATCTGTAGTAGACTCCCTTATTGTGTATGCTTCTAGATAGTCTCCATTAATCTTATTAAATATTTTAAACAAAATTTGCTTAGTTGTATTGTTTTCTGAACGTGTAGCAACAATATAAATACCCTGAGTTTTATTAATTGTTGGATTTATATTGTCAAAAAGAATATGGCTTTCTGTGGAATTCCATCCTGCTGTTGGTTGTAGGTCAATATGGTCATATGGTGAATTTTGAGCCAATAGCAAGTCTTCATCTGTAAACGTTGCTGATGGAGCCAGAACAATTGTTGGGACAGTATATTTAGGTGACTTTAGAATGTTTGTTTCTGAAATACAGTTGCTTAAAATTCCTTCAGTCCACTGGTATTTTTGATTGTTTCCGTATGCTCTGTTACTTCCATAGTTTGCAAAAGAATAGTCTGGAAAAATAGAGTCACCGTCATATCCAGATACGAGTTCATCTTGAAAATGTTTTGTTCCCTGACCATAAACAAATCTTTTTTGTGCCAAAACTTTATCGATAGCATAGGCATAAATTGCAACACAGCTAACTTCTATTCTTGGAATATCTGTGTAACAGTAAAACCCTATCCAGTCTTGAATATCGCTACTTCCGTCAAAGTATTCTTCTAAGGCAACGTCTTCAATGTCGTAGTTTATTGCTCCAATAAAATCTCCGTTAATAAACATTTGTGCTCCAGATATTGAAGTAACTACCTGTAGCAACATTGGTCTATCCCACTCTCCAACATAGTGCGACAATGTATTTCCAGCAATATTTAAAATTAGATGTGGTCCGTCAGCATAGATTCCATCGTTGCCAACAATTGGTCCAATGATTTTCTTTGCTTCTGATGTACCAGCTTTTATTCTTAACCATGTTTCAAATGTTCTTGTTTTTGTCTTTTGCGATTCATTTAAAAATCCATTTCCTGGAACTATTAGGGATGGCAGTCCATCGTTATAAGAAAGAACTGTTGAATTTGAGGAACCATAAACAAGTGGAAAAGAAGAACTTCTTGCTCCAGCAACTGCATCGCTAATAACGTAATATCCAGCATTTGTTGTAGAAGAATAGGCTGGAGCTTCAACAGCTGTTACGTTAGTTCCTGTTAGTGGAATTGTTGCTGGAATAGTCGAAGAAACTGAACCAAGACTTTCCATATTTGCATCTTCTGCCCACTTGCCAACAGATAGTCCATTTATTAAAATAGAAACTGAATCTGAAACTGTTGGAAGATTGTAGGTAAATCTAATTACTATGTTTGCTCCAGTTGGTTGTGCATTAAATGTTGCCGAAGCAAACTCCCAAGAATAAAAATCTGATGTTAAAATTTCGTCTGACCACTGAACTGCTCCAGCTCCAATCTTATATCCAATTTCAAGTTTTGATATATATGGAGTTGTTTTAAAATAATAAAATCCAATTGTAAAGGTATCTTCACTTGAAGAAAATGTAAAGTTGCTTGTTGCTGTAAAGCTGCTACTACCAGTACCAACAACTCCAGTCTTAGACACTTCTGTTACAGTTGTTCCAAGTTTATAGTATGGTGGCGTTGTTTGGTCAAACGGTGCTCCTGCTGCACTGCTTGTGTATGTCCAAGAAACTAGGCTTCTGTTTGTATCTGAAATTAACGACAGATATTTTAGGTCATTGTCTAGTGTCCATAGAGCGATTGGGTGCTCTGCAAAAATTTTTTCTGCATAAAGATTAGAAGGATTAGCCATGATATTAATTCTACCACATAAAGAAATGCCCTGCCGAATTAACGACAGGGCATAACTCTATTTTGACTAGTTCTTGTCTGGAATCTTAATCTCACAGTAGTCGGTGGTGCAATATGCCTCACCCTGTGCCTCAAGATTATCCACACCGTCATAGATTGCAGAGAAGTCAATCTTAGCAATTCTACCAATGTAGTAGTCGTACTCTTCTTCTGTGATTTCTGTATATGGCTGTTGCTCATAAACATCGTTTCCCATTGGAAGGAATGACACAGCCTTTAGCTGACCCTCGTACATATTTAGTACTGAGGCAACGTGCTGCTTTTCAGTCTCCTTGTCAAATGACAGGGTTACTGATACACCATTGTCTGACCAGTACTTCTGAGCAGTAGCAGCAAGTGCCATCTTCTCAAAGATAGTCACATCTTTCTCTGAACGCTTAATCCCTGAAGAGATTGGGAAGTATACTACCGAAGTGCTGTCTGAGTATAGTGCTGGCTCTACCTTGTACCCTGCTGCCTTGAAAAGGTGAAGCATTGGGTCCGTGTTTCCGAAACGGATAGAACGTAGGTAGAACTTGCCTCCTGGCATCCAGTGGACACCTGGAGTTGCTCCAGACAAGATTGATACTGAGCCAGATGGCTTAACTGTGGTTACACGAATTGATTCACGAACACATAGCCACTCTGAGTATTTTCTGTCATAGAAGCGAATCTTGTTGTAGCCTTCATCCATCCATTCACGAGTTGCAGGTAGACCATGTGCGTCAGCGAATGATGCGATGCCAGTTAGCGAAGTTCCGATACGACGGTTACGCTGCATGATACCGTTAGTCTGTTGCCAGTGAGTTGGAAGAAGAGTTACAGTCTTTCCATAGAGGTAAGCAAACTTTAGAGTGCGTAGGAAGTCTTCCTTGCTCTCGTGACGGTTTAGGTGAACCTCAACTAGAGTACATAGTTCGTATGATTCTAGTGGCTGTTCTGCACATGGGTTAAATCCCATAACACGGTAGTCTTTGCCATCTGCAGGGTCTGCTAGGCGACCATAGTTACGAGCAACATCTAGCCAGATAAAGCCTGGCTCTCCGTTGTCTGCAATGCGGTCAACATACTGTGTGTAGTCCATACCAACCTTAGCAGAAATAGAGTTGTTCGACATCCATGCCCAAGGAGCACGTTCTGGGAACTTGTCATAATTCTTTAGATTGATAAACTCTTCGTCTTCTGCACCACCCAAAGCAAGGGTAGCAGAACGACGAACGTTACCTGCAACAACACAAGTACCAATAAGGTTAATAATGTCTACGATTGCACGAGAATCTAGTTTCTCTCCTGCACGTCCACCAATGACCTCACGAAGCTGTTCGTGTAGTTTGATAAGAGGAGCTGGTCCAGATGCTGTTCCACCAAAACCCTTAATTGGAGCACCTTCTGGTCTAACTAGCGAATAGTCAAACTTCTGGATGTTCTGGTTTGGTCTTAGCAAAGAGTTCAGGAGCAGTCTGATTGACTCTACCCAGCCCTCACGAGTATCTGGGATTTCGTAAGTTACTTCTGGCTCTACTGGTGCATAGATTGGGAAGTTCTTTTCTGCACCAAGAGTGTCAAAACCTACACCAATACCTAGCATTAGGGCATCCATTACCCAAGCAAATAGAGCACCTGGGTCATTCTTATCTAGGTCCTTGGTTGATACCATTGCACAGTTCTGGAGTGCTGCTGAGTTACGCTTCTCCATAGTAAGAGGTGTTCCAAATGTCCACATACCACGACCTGGTGGAGTCCACTTTAGAGTAAACATTCTATCGAATGCTTCCTGTGCTGACTTCTGTGCCTTATAGTCATTCCATGGGAGACGGTTCTCCTTTGCATGGTTTTTCTGGACAGAGTACATACCTTCGATAACTCTGCGTACTACTTCGTACCAGCGTTCTTTGGTTCCGTCTTCTTTGACTCGTGAGTAGGTTCTGACGAAGGTGATTTCACCTAGCGAGTTACCTCCTGCATCCACGAATCCAAAGGGTGATTCCGCTGTTTTGTACTTTTCGACAAAATCATTGGGAAGGGTAAATGAGAAAAATTCCGACATAGTGTTTCCACCTTTCTATAACTGTAATGTATTTATTATAGCACAGTTTTAGAAAAAGTAAAACACTATGCCCAAGTGCCAATATCTGTAATGTCTTCTGTTCCTAGTTCTGTTATCTTTAGATAAGAGCCAGCAAGGACTGTTGCAACCATAGAGCCACCAGCACCTGGAGTATATGCAAGTCTAATTGTAAAGTTACCTGCAACATCAACGTCAACGATACCCTTCATAAATGCTCTGAAGTAGTTGGTCGTTCCAGTTGCTACAGTAATTGTATTTAGTGCTGGGAAGGTTGTTGTTCCAGTTCTTCGTACTCCAGAAAGTGCAGCAGCGTTAGTCATTACGGTAGTGCTTGACGAATAGTCGTAGTATAGTTCTGTTGAAGATGGTGTTGCAGGACTAGACGGTGAGCCAGGAGTAATGATTAGTGTGCAAGAGTTGCTGCTTGCTACGCTTTCAATAAACAATACCATTTCTACTTCATAGGCTGTTCCAGCTTTTAGAGCAACACCATTTGTTCCAAAAGCACTAACGGTTCCAGCAGTACCGCCAGCAAGGTTTGCAACCTGTGTGCTACTTTGGATAAGTTTCATGTACATTGGTGGTCTAATGTTTGTTGATGCTGAACCACCGCCTTCAGTTATATCCAGATAGTATCCTCTTGCTGAACCACCCTGTTCGAAGAAACGCAATCTATTCTGATAAACATCTACCGTTACTCCATTAGTAATTGTAGTATTTGTTGCTGGACTAGCAAGGAATACTTCTCCACCCTCATCGCCAGATGATGCAGTTACGCTAATTTTTCCAGGGAATGAAACAGTGCTTCCTGTTGCTCCAATAGCCATTGTTGTTGCTGCTCCACCAATGTTTAGTGTAGTTGCAGTGGTATTAATGAGATTAAAGGTTGTTTGGTTTGTGAGAAGGTCTCCACCATTAACGCTAATATCTCCACCAGTAGAAAGTTGATTTGTAGAGGGGTTATAAATTAGACCAGCGTCTGTGTATAGTGCTTCTGCTGTTGCAGTTCCATTATTAGCATCCACAAATACTGGGTAGAACGATGCATTTGTTGCCGTAGATACTGTTTTTGCTGTATCTGCAGATGTGGCGTTTGCAGCAGTTCCACCTACCGCCAAATAAGTTCCAGAAAGGTCTGGAATATCTGCAGAAACTAGAGCACGAAACGAAGGTGCAGCACTTGGACCACCTGCTGGACCAGCAAGAACATAGTTAGTTGTTTTTGAGCCATATGGATTTGTTGTGTCACCATACCCAACAGACGCTGCAGAAATTGCTGTTCCATTACCAGAAAGAAGTCCTGTAACGCTTGTAGATATTGTAATTGCTGGAGTAGTTGTTGCGTTTGCTACTGTTCCAGCAAAACCATTAGCAGATACCACAGATGCAGTAGTTACTGTTCCACTACCAGTACCTGCTCCAATAGCAGTTCTAAAGTTTGTATCTGATAATGCAGATACCGTATTATCTGCATTAATTCTTATAAATCTAATTGCAGATGGATTTGTTAGCTCTAAAAGATTTTCTCCAACAGTTGTAGCTCCTAGTGATGCCAAGTGCGTAGAAGCATTTTCTGTTGTAATACTATTATCTGTATTTACTTTTAGGAATGTTGTTGCTGATGGATTTGTAAGGGTAAAAAGATTTGAGCCAACAGTAGTAGCTCCAAGAGTTGTTCTTGCGGTTCCTGCAGTTGTGTCGTCAAGGATTGTTCTAGCAAATGAAGTTAGAGTAGTTGTGCTTGCGGTTCCAGAACCAGTAAAATATGGAAGAGCGTCTGCTGCTGAAGTTACTCCAGCAAGTGCTGTCAGCTCTGTATCTAATGGCTGTGCGTCTGTAATTCCATATCCAGAAAGCGTTGTTGGTTCACCAGAAATCTTTGACCAAGCCAATTCAGTAATCCAAGATGGATTTGCATAACTACCATTTGTATAAACACCATTTGTAACAGTTCCAGCATTTCCTGTTACGTTGCCATCAAAGGTTCCTGTACTGCCAGAAATAACTTCTGATGTAATTGTTGCATCTGGAACAAAAGTAAAGTATTGTGTTGAATCATCAAATCCAAAAAAGCCAATTTTTGCTGTAGAGCCATTGTGCCATCTAAATGCAATACCACGGTCTTTGTTGTCGTCGCTACCTGGAGCAGTGTCTCCACCAAGGGTAAATATTGGGTCGTCAACTGTAACAATTGTAGAATTAATTGTTGTAGTTGTTCCATTTACAGTTAAATCTTTTACTGTCAGGTCTCCAGTTACAATAACGTTACCGCCAACATTTAGATTTTCCTGAATACCTACGCCACCAGTTACTTTCAAAGCACCAGTAGTTGTAGATGTTGATGTTGTTGAGTTTGTAATAGAAATAGCGGTATTTGTTGTGGCTCCACGTCCAGTTACATCAGATAGGGTGCTTGTTTCAGTATAAGATGTTAGATATCCAGCGGACGCATGGTTACCCCAGCCATAAGCCGTATTCCAGTTAGAAGAGTTGTCCGTAACTGTTGAATATACTCCAGAACCATTTGTTTTTAAAAATCCTGCACTAGACAATGTAGCAGATGCAATACCTGCTAGGTCAGCATCGTATGCCTGAACATTTGTTCCGATAACCAAACCTAAAGATGTTCTAGCTGTTGCTGAATCTAGACCAGTTGAGCCACCATCCCACTTAAGTCTGTCTGTATAGGCAGTGTCCCACTCAGTCTGCTTTGCTGTTGTTGGAATTGCGTATCCTGCTGAAAGACTAATTGCAAGAGTTCCAGATGTAGTTACTGGGTTTCCAGATACACTAAGTCCTGTTGGAACAGAAAGGTCTACAGAAGTTACAGTTCCAGAGCCACCAGCTGAAGTTGAAAAGTATGGCAAAGCTGACCAAGCAGAAGCTCCATCCCCAATTTTAAACTTACCTGTGTTTGTCTCGTAGCCAATTTCTCCAACTGCTAGAGTTGGGTTTGATGATGTCCAGTTAGTAGATATGCCTCTTTTGTGCTGAATTATGGTCATGGTAATAAATATTATATCATAATAAGGCTGTGAACTTATTGTTAAAAATCTTAAGATTTTGGATTTTGGGTCTAAATCATGGTATAATTTACTAAAGCTTCCCCTTAAAAGGAAGTTTTTGCTTTATCGGATTCTACTTCATAAAGAATAGTGTCTGCCAGAATACCGTGCAGTATGGCGGTAGAGTAACAACATAAAAAATAAGGAGGTAGCAAAATGATTAAAAAATTTGCTGCAGTAGGCGTGATGGTTTTATCGCTTACAATGTGTTCGACTTCTGTTTCAGCAGTTGAACAAAAACCAATTGTTTCAAATGTAATACAAAATAATAACTTTGCTATTGAGACTGCACTTAGTTTTCAAGAACAAATGCTTATTGACCGCAATACCCAAATAGTAAAAAATGCAATTGCTAAATTAAAGCAATATGTAGGAAAAACCTGGTATGTATTCTCAGGTAGCACTCCCAGTGGATGGGACTGCTCAGGTCTAACAATGTGGACCTACCAGCAAGTTGGAATTGAACTAAAACACAGTGCAAGCATCCAAAAAAATGCTGGTAAAAAATATAAAACCCCAAAAATTGGTGACGTGGTTGCTTTCGGATGGAAAAACTATTCTGGAGCACAGCACGTTGGAATCTATATTGGTAATGGAAAAATGATTCATGCTCCTGCTCCTGGACAAAGGACTGCAATTATTTCTGTAAAGAAATGGGCTAAAATGAATTGGAATACCAAAGTTACTTATACGAGGTTTATAGAAACTAACTAAAAAAATACCCTGGCTCAAAAGGTCAGGGTATTTTTATGTCCAGGCTCCAGTTACAATGTTTGCGTTAGCAGCACCAACCTTGTTTACGGTCACATATGCTCCTGCAGATAGCGTTAGTGACGATAAGGCATTTGAAGCGTTAGCAATCACAATGTTTGGAGTAAATGCTCCGCTAGAGGACGTTCTAATGATTCCCTTAACGTGATACTGTCCAGTTGCCGTAGAAGATGTTCCAGAATAAGTAACAGTTCCAGATGTAAGTGGTGTTCCAGTAATGCTTGCGAAAGTTGTTGTTGGTGAAGCTGAAGTTGTGCTAGAAGAGTAGCTTGCTTCATAGCTTCCAGTTGAGCTTGTTGGCAAAGCAATTGATGTTAGGATGGTTGTATTTGAACCAGAACCAGATGTTTGCGATGTAAGTGCAAACCAAAGGTCAAACTCATAAACAGTGTTTGCTTCAAGTGCTAGAGACACACCAAATAGTGACTGGCTTCCTGCTGTAGTTGTTAAGCTTCTTGTTGACGTAAGCGAGTATACGTGTTTTGGTGAAACTAGTCCACGTTTTGTAGTTGTATTATTTGTCATAAAGAATAGACCATTGTATTCGACTACACCAGCTAAAGGTGTGTCTAGAACTGTTCCAGATGAAAATGTTACTGGTGCCAAAGTATTTGTTCCAGTTCTTACTCGCAGTTCTGATAAAAGTGGAACCTCTGATACCCATCTATCATTTGTTCCGTCGTAGTAAAATTCTGAGCTAGACATTGCTGTTCCAGCAAGAATTGGTCTAAATCTAATTGGAAAACCAGTAGCGTCTGTAGCAATAATCGACATACCATTTCTAGATGCATTTACAGTAGAAATTTCTAAACTTCCACCTGATGCTGTTTTTAATGTTTGAGTTCTTCCAGATGCTCCGCCAAAAGTATTTGCCTTATTAAGAATTGCAACCCCTGCCTCAATATCTGTGTGGTAGTTGGTGAATGCTGTTACAATATTTGCACTGTCTCCAAGTGCTGGAATCGTTGCAACAAGGTCTGTTCCTATTTCAGTCATATGTAAATTATATCACAATCTTGCTTTTGAAGAATGCTAAGTTGTTTAAGAATCTTTCGTTATCTGGCTCAAACTCTAGTGCCTTAGTTATGTGTTGAACTGCTTTGGAATACTTCTTTAGATGCCACGCAGAAATTGCTGCTAGGTCATGTGGCAATGCTCCCCAAGCAAAATCTTCACAAAGATATTCTAGTGGCTTCTCTTTTATCTTTAATGCTGTCAATGCATAGTTGTAGCAGTCACTCCACATTTCGTTATCGTAACACCACTTAGAAAAGTCTACATATGGCTCTCGTCTATCTCCTGCTTCTCTAATTGCCCCAACTAGATATGTATCTGCAATTTCTGGATTACACTTTGCAAGAAATCTATATGCTGCTGAACGCTCTGGTCCCCAAACCGCTTTTGGCAATTCTAAGTATCGTCTAAACTCTTTTGTTGCACTTGCGTAAGCATCGTGATAAAAAAGCTCTCTTGCATAATAAAAGGCATTTCTATCATCTGTTGGGTCTTCCTTTATGGCAAGCTCAAGCAATGGAAAATATTGTCCACGAGATTTTGTGCTATCTGGATAGTGATGAATTTGTAGTTCTGTCCACTCCTGAATTTCATCAGTCCTGTCTGTTATTAGTACTTCGTGTACTGGATGCTTCCAGCGGTATCCATGACGAGCATGAATTTTATCTCCACCATATTCTAATCCTGGAGTACCGTCCTGATTCCATGACCAAGTATATTTGTATCTTGGTCTAGTAGTTTCTGAATTAATTTTTTCAAGGTGCTCACGCCAACCTGGGACAAGAACTTCATCCATGTCAAGGGAGATGCAGATGTCAATATCGTCAGGTATTAGGGCAAGAGATGCGTTGCGAGCATCGTCAAATCTCCATGGTTTAATTGATGCAGAGAATACTTCTACGCCATTTTCATATGCCTTGTCTACCGTGCTATCTGTAGAGCCAGTATCAAGAATCAGGCGATAATCGGCATCCTTGCAAGACTCTGCCCATCGTTCTACAAACTTTTCTTCATTAAGTGCAATTGTATAAACTGCTATCTTCACATCTCTCCTATGTTCAAATACTATTATACAGTACCGCCATCGATTGATGGCAAAGAAATTGTTTTTGTAGTTGGGTCATATGATAATGGTGGACTAGCCACAAGAATTCCAGACGGTCCTGTTGGACCAGTTGCTCCAGTAGGTCCTGTTACTGTGCTTGCTGCTCCTGTTGGTCCTGTGGGACCAGTATTACCATTTGGACCTGTGGGTCCAATTGCTCCTGTAGGTCCCAGCTGGGTGTACATAACCTGTACTGCGGTAAGAATAATTGAAGGTGTTGCTGGAGATGTTGGGGACGTTCTTGCTGGCAAAGACTCTACCCTAAGTTGTGTGCTTGAGCCAGACCAGTAAACTTGCACTTGCTGTCCTGCTGTTGCAGTTGCAACATAGTTAATTGTTACTATTTGTCGGTTAGGCTCATCTGATGACTTACGTGGCTGCATATCTATTTCAGTAGCAGAATCGGGATAGTCGACGTTATTTGTTTTTAGCCAGAAAATTCCTTTTTCAACAGAGTTAGCATAGTTGGTAAGTTGGATAGAAAATGTAAGGCTATAGGTTCCAGCATAAGCAAAGGTAACTTCGTCACCGTTTTGAATACTCACACCGCTTGATTCGGATGTGGACCCAATTGCAATAACTTGAGCTACAGAAGTAGATACGAGTGGTTGGTCGGTCATGTCGTAGAACGAACCGTAATAGCCTAGTGTTCCACCTGCCCCAGTAGTTCCTTGTGGACCTGTTGGTCCAGTTGCACCTGTAGGACCAGTAGGACCAGTAGGTCCTGTGACTGTAGAGGCAGCTCCTGTAGCACCTGTAGGTCCTGTTGCTCCAGTTGGACCAGTTGGTCCTTGTGAGCCAGTAGAACCTGTAGAGCCAGTAGGTCCAGTTGCACCAATTGAGCCTTGTGGACCTGTAGGTCCTGTTGCTCCAGTAGCTCCAATAGGTCCTGTGGGACCAGTGGCACCGTCTAATCCGTTAGTTCCATTTGTTCCTGCTGGACCTGTCGGTCCTGTAACAGTTGATGCAGAACCTTGTGGACCTGTTGGACCCAATGGACCTGTAGGTCCTGTGGGACCAGTAGGTCCTGTGGGACCAGTAGGACCTGTAACAGTTGACGCTGCTCCTGTGGGTCCTGTTGGACCTGTTGGACCTATAGAGCCTTGTGAGCCTGTGCTACCTGTAGGACCTGTTGGTCCTTGTGCTCCTGTAGTTCCTGTGCTACCAGTTGGTCCTGTCGCACCTTGAGACCCTGTAGGTCCAGTTATGGTTGAGGCAGCTCCTTGTGGTCCTGTAGCTCCTGTAGGACCTGTAGGTCCCTGAATTCCAGTAGGTCCAGTAACAGTTGACGCTGCTCCCTGTGGACCAGTTGGACCAGTTGGACCTAGCGGTCCTGTTGGACCAGTAACTGTAGATGCAGCACCTGTAGGACCAGTGAGACCGATGTCTCCAGTTCTAGCAAAGTCAAGAACGATGCCAGAGCCAGGGGTAAGTCCAGAAATACTTCCAGAAACATAGTTAACAGGAATCTTATAATACCCACTATCGGCAATTACAGTTCCGCTAATTGCAAATACTAAAATCTGTCCAGAAGAACCAGAGGCTGATTGAAAAATTAAGTTTCCTTTGATTGCTGAAGAAGAATCATCAAATGTGTCGTACCATCCAGTCATAGATACGCTATTTGCATTTGTATTGTCAATAAAAATTTGAGAGATAGATGCTGGAACTGAATTGTTAAATCTTACATACCCTGTTCCTGGGTCAGCATCTACTGTGTTATTTGAATAAAAATATGGGACACCTGCACGTTTACCTTCTGGTCCAGTGCTTCCTGTTGGACCCTGAAATCCTTCTGGTCCTGTTGGTCCTTGTGGACCTGTACTGCCAGTAGGTCCTGTTACTGTGCTTGCTGCTCCTTGAGGTCCAGTAGAACCAGTTGGACCCAGACTTCCTGTAGGACCTAGCGGTCCTGTAGGACCTTGGATGCCTTGTGGACCTGTAGGTCCTGTAGGACCAGTAGGTCCTGTCACAGTAGAAGCAGGACCAGTTGAGCCTGTAGGTCCTGTAGGACCAGCCACACCTGTAGGACCAAGGTTTCCCTGTGGACCTGTTGAGCCTGTGGCTCCAGTTGGACCTATGGGTCCTTGGCTTCCTGTTGGTCCTGTGACTGTGGACGCAGGTCCTGTTGAACCAGTTGGTCCAGTTGGTCCTTGCGGTCCAGTTGGTCCACTAAGAACCATACCAGGTGCTGGAATGATTTTGATTGTGTCAGATGTTTGGGTTTGATTGATTATCTTAATGGTGGGGGCATCAGGAGCAATTGCTTTGACAACCACCTCTATATTATTTACAGGAACTATCTTAACAACCTCTGCAGGGTTTGTAGTTGCAATTACTTCTACAGTACCTGCTGGGCTACTGGTTACTTTTACTGTTGACATTAAGGATTATCGGTTACATCTGGCAAAACTGTTATTGTTCCAATTACTGGAGTCCAAATAACTCCACCAGATAGTGTAACCTGTAAGTCAAAAGCGAGTTCAGCAACAATGTTTGAATATCCTAATCCCCATGTTGCTGTAACTGCTGGTAGGGCGGTAATCTCAACATATCCAGCTCCAGCAGTAGTTTGCAATGTGTCTAGAGAGTCACCCTTGTAATCATATGCTGTAGAAGCATATGTCCAGCCAGTAGTGTTCTGTGCTGTTGTTTCATCATTCTCGTAGAACTCAATACGGAGTTTGGCGGTATCGCCACGAACAATTTTCCATTTAATGTTAGCTGGGTCAGCACCATAGGATGATGTGCTTGGAGGACATGATGAAGTCATAGTAGTATTATTATACACCATATAATCAAAGAAAAAGCTAGTATCCTCGGCGGTGGGTATGTGAGAGAGTCACCAAGAATACTAGCAAATATATTATATCACAACCTGTGGATAACCCTGTGTATAAAATCGTTATCTAAAAGTTATCATAAAATATGCTAAAAAGGGCTTGACAAACGTTCGGCGTATGGTACTATATATATTAATAGATAGATAGATGATATATATAATATATAAATATATTAAACTATAAGATATATATTAAATATATAATAATAATTAATCGTCGGATTTCTTAGTTCTTGATGAAATTGTTCTTACACCTTGCGTAATTAACAAATCATATAGTTTATCTAGCTTTTCTTCTACAGCTTCAGTTCTTGATTCTAATCTAGTTACTTGGTCTTTCATAGAAGAACCACTATTAGGTTTCATTTCTTTCTTGATTTCATCGAAGTAGTGTTTGACTAACCATTTAACTCCTAGTCCTAGAGTTGTTATGATTGTTGAAATACTTATGGTTAAAGCCAGGATTGATTCTATCATTGTCATACTCTCAATTATATATGATTATTTAGTTATCTGAATATAAAAACGGCGGTAAAAAGCTCGGCGTAAGTTTTTCGGCGTGAAAATAGAGTAACCAAACACCACCAGGGCTTAACAGCCCCAAATGTGTTATAATATTAAGTATGAAAGATAACGGCGATGTCGAATTTTTAGACCTTTTTGACCCTAACCAACAAAAAGCAGACAGAGAACTAGTAGAGTCTCGTTTAGCAATTTGTAATACGTGTCCCTGGTTTGCCAAAAATTTGAAAAGATGTCGCAAATGTGGTTGTTTTATGAGATTGAAGACTACCCTTGTTCAAGCTAAGTGTCCTGTAGGACATTGGTAAATCAAGACAGGCTGTGCCTGTTGTGTACCCCAAACATTTTAGGAAACATATGAAGAAAAAGATTGACTGGGCTGAAGTCTTTGCACTTATCGTATCAGGAATAGGTTTTATTTGTCTATATGCAGCTATTGCTATATGGCTTGGAGCAGAAGTAGTTCTGTAATACCCCCAAATCTGAAAATCTGAAAAATTTTATATTTGGCAAAATCTGAATATTTTGTAGAGATGAATGATACGAACCTACACTCATACGTATCCCAATTTTAGTGAGCACACATCCCCCTACGTACCTTTATAACGAATTGGTAACATTGCAAAAATGTTTGTTGAAATGAACCAAAATGTCTCCCCTATCGTATAGACTTTAGATAACAAAGAAGGAGCAACAAATGACCAGCATCGAGATTCTAATCGCAAGTTACTCAGTAGTATTCGTAGGCTTCGCTCTACTGTATGCAATCGCTTTGCCTATCTCTCTAGCACTTGAGTCAGTCGGCAAGCGTATCGCTAACAAGCGTTCAGTTGCATACCGCCTAGCAAACCAGTGTAAAGGTATCACCAAAAAGGGTGAGCAATGCCTAAACTGGTTAGACTGCCCTCACCACAGCAACTAAGCGACACGCCCAATGAATGGACTTGACAAATCCAGGATTTTGGGGGCACCCATTTTGTTACCAAACTGTTACATAAGATATACGTCAAAACTTCCCTAAATGTCTGTCCTATCCTGTAGACTATAGCCATGAACGAAAACGAAGACTACTCAGCAGAAAACCCTTGTGACGACATCGATTGCCTATGGTGTAACTAATGCGTAACCTAATGGATGACTTGACCATTGTGATAATGGTTACCCTCGCTAGTGTGCTAGTGCTAGGCAGCGTTAGCCTACTACTATGGGCAGCAGGGCTTATCCCCTAGGGCTACCAGGGCGACACGCCCGACAGCGTGGGGGTGCCCCAAAATCTGGGCTTTTGTCAATACGACACGCCGTTAAGTTTGATAACAATTTTCCCCCAAATCGTTACATTTATTTGGCGTGTTTGGTAATAAATGTCTGTGCTATGGTATAGACTGATAACAACAAGGAAGCAAAGGACAGAAAAATGACAGTAGACCTAGAGTATGTAGCAAACCTAGTAGCACAGTTGAACGCAGACAAGATTGAGCGTGATAACATAGCACTTGCCGATGCAATGACTCCTGAGCAATACCCAGACTGCAACCAGTGTGGAGCGGTTATCGATGACTCATTCGGTTGCTACTTTTGTGACTAAATGTCCGTGGCTAATGCTAAACTAAAAACATCAAGAAAGGATAACTAATGTTTGTTTGTGTATTTTGTGAGAGAACCTTCAACCTCGCTCCACACTCTTGCCCTAACTGCAATGACTACAAAGGGCTAATGACTATTGCTGATGCGGTTGCTGAGTATGACTGGTTAGACTACTTAGTAGCCTAGCCTATCCGCTACCCTGGCGACACGCCCGACAGCGTGGGGGCACCGCCTGTGGATAACTCTGTGGATAACTGCGTTATGTAACTGTTATAAAAACCCCCAACTTTTTGGCGTGTCGTGTAGATAAATGTCTGGCGTGTGTGATAGGTTATAGGTATGGAAAGAAAAGCAGAAATGGGTTGGGCAGGGCTAGCCCTTGCTCTATCTATCGTTATCGTAATCGCTACCGCTGTAGTCTCAGGCTTGGCTTGGGCTAGCGGTCTAATCTAAGGAAACAAAATGAACGCTGTAATCAACGCAACCCTAACCCTTTCTCTAGCGAAAGAAAACCTAGAGAAACTAATCGCTATGGGTCTTGATACTGATGAAGACTATGACCAAGTGTATTGGGCAGAGCAAGAGCTAAAGCGTCTCTCTCGCTAATACCCCACCAGGGCGACACGCCCGACAGCGTGGGGTGCCCTTCGAACAGAATTTCGAATGTAACACTTACGTAACGAATTAAATTTCTCCCAAATTTTTTGCCAAAATGTCTGTGCAAACTGATAGTCTATACCTATGAAAACCTGCAAAGAATGCCTAGCCACCAAGCCCCTCGCTGACTTCTCTAAGGCTAGTGGTGGCAACTACTACCGAACCGAGTGCAAGGCTTGCTCTAACGCTATGACCAAAGAGCGTAATGCTCTACGCAAGCAGTATGGTATGCCTAACGCTGGCTACGCTTGCCCTATCTGCCAGAGAGTAGAGAACGAGATTGTTGGTGAGGGCGGTAACGCTGGTGCTTGGGTTCTTGACCACGACCACGCTTCTGGTGAGTTTCGTGGTTGGCTATGCCACAAGTGCAATCGTGGTCTGGGAGCATTTGAAGACCAACTGCCACGCCTATTGCGAGCAATCGAATACTTATCAAAGTAGCGACACGCCGATGCCAGAGCTTGACAAACCTGGCAAAATCGGGGCACCCCAAAAATAACGAAATGGTAACGATTTACGTAACACGATTATTTTCTCCCAAAATGTCTGACCTGTCTGATAGACTGCAGGTATGCAAATCGAAATCATCACCCCAGAGGGTCGCTCCGCTATCATCCCTAACACCGAAGCCAACTTGCGTTGGGCAAAGAAACTTTTTGCTCAGGGCTTTCTTCAGTCTTGGGAAATCCTAAAGTAAAATGTCCGCCCCCTATGCTAAACTCAAACCAATCGAAAGGTAACAAAATGGAAACAGCACTAGCAGACTTGACCCTAAAGCAAGCAAAACTAAAACTCAACTCACTCGTTCGTGAAGCCGAGAACCTTGACTACCTCTCACACGCAGAACTAGATTTTATGCTAGCCCTCGTTCGCCACATCCAGAAACTAGGGGGAACGGTCTAAATGTCTGTGGTCATTGGTAGCCTAATCCTAATCGCTCTTATCGCTCTCTTCAATCAGTAAAGGAAAAAAATGTCACCTACACTTTCTTGGATTCTATTCCTCTCAATGGGCTGGGCTACTTATGCTTGGTATAAGTCAATGGTCATCAAGTCACTAGAGGAGGAGTTGGAACGGAATAAGCCACCGTTCTAGCTCTACCCTGGCGACACGCCCGACAGCGTGGGGTGCCCCCGATAACGTTTTGGTAACGGTTTAAGTAACAAGCCAAAAAACCCCCTGTTTTGGTAAATAAATGTCCGTGGTTCGTGTTACCTTATAGGTAGACAGAAAGAAGGAATAAATGAAGAAAGCACTTGACGCAAAACTAGCCCTAGACCTAGCCATTGAGAACCTAGGCAAACTAATCGCCCTAGGCATTGACACGCCTGAAGACTATGACGAGGTTCACTGGCTTCAGTTTCAGTTTGACAAACTAAATAAATAAATGTCTGTGGCATCCGCTAAACTGTAAGTAACCAAAAGAAATGAGAAATGAAATGACCGAAACCCCAACTCTAACCCAACTCGTTGAATACGCAATGGAACGCTATGGCTTCAACATCGATACCGCTTACATTTATGTTGCTGGTTCGTTGTTTGCCGTAGCGGACGATGAGGGTAAGCAGTTGGTTGCCAGAGCAATGGGCAAATAAGTTTTAGGGGTAGCAAGAGCCTAGCAAATAATCCGTAATGGTGAGCCTAGCAAATAAATGTCTGCCCCTAATGGTAACCTGTAACTACAAACAAGAAAGGGCAACTAATGCCAAAACCAAGAATGACCAAAAGCGAAAAGGTTTTTATGGATGAACTTCACCCTATAATCTGGCACAAGGGAGCAACTACCCTTGCCGAAAGCGAAACCTATAAGCAACTGCCTGAAGCGGTTAGACAGGCTTACCTTCAGTTGCTAATCACCAAGACACGATAGTTATCCACAGGGTAGCGAAAGTTATCCACAGGGGGCACCCCAGGTAACGATTTGGTAACAGTTTACGTTACCGATTAAAAATGTCCCGAAATGTCTCCCAAAATAATAATAAATGTCTGAGGTGGCTGTTAGACTTACTTCGTAAGTTGATTGATTGGAGTTCCCCTTGACCCTTAGCCCAAACCTGCTCTTTGTGAGCCAGACCATCCAGACCTACCCCACCTTTGCCCAAGCCTACGCAGACGGCAAGAACATCAAAAACTTTGGCTTATGCGAACACTTTCAGGTTGCTCGCCGTTTTTCTAACTCTGGCATTGTCTATCGCCTGACCCTGCTGAACAAGAATGAAGCAACCTACAACACCCTTGACCTATCACCAAACTACCCAAACGCTAACTAAGGAGAACCTATGCCAAGCATCAAACTAACCAAAGACGAGAGCCGTATTCACGAGTGCCAACTCTGTGGCGGTTCTGCCAAGTTTTATCTTGTTCGCAAGATTGCTCCCTCAATGTTTTTGTGTGGACTTTGCGTTCGCCCTGCCTAGCAGGTAGCGACACGCCAGGGGGGGCACCCCGATTCGTTACCAAAACGTTATTAAATAGGTTTAAGACTATTCCCCAAAATGTCTGTGGGTCTTGTTATACTTGGGGTATTCACGAAAGGACATCTCTATGGACACCTCTAACCTTTACTACGGCGACGACTTCGGCTACTTTGAGGAGGAAGAACTCACTCCAGAGGAACGCAAAGCCGAAGACAAGGCTTGGATGCAACAGCAGTTGCAAGAAGCCTACGCAGAGTTCCTAGACGCTCCTAACTGCTTCGACTGAGGCAGGGAGCTGGGGGCACCCCGAATAACGGTTTGATAACACTTTACGTAGTGTATTAAAAAGCACCCGAATAAATGTCTGTGGCTAATGCTAAAATGTAACTACAACGAAAGGATAACTATGCGAAACACAATGAACATTTATGTAGTCGAAATGGACAACGGCTCTACCCTTGAGATTGAGGCTCCACTAGAGAACGAGGTTCAACTAGATTGGCTCATTGACGCATACTACAAAGGTCGTATCGCTCGCTTTTGGGTAAATGGCGTTGAGTGGCAAGAGCCTACAGAATAAATGTCTGTAGGTATTGGTAAACTGTAATCACGATGAAAGGTAAAAACTAATGGAACCGCTATTTAGAACCAGTGAACTAATCAAAAACCTAATGGCTAACAGGGACTTCAGCAACAGCGAAGCCTATGCCTATGCGTTTGGCTATGCTTGGGCTATGCTAACAGACGCAGACAGACTAAAACTAATCGAAGTATCAAAAAGGGAGCAAAACTAATGATGACTCGCAAAGACTATGTAGTTACCGCAGAAATCCTGCGTGGACACCTAGACAACATTGACGAAACAACTTTCGACAGCCTAGTGGAAAGTTTTGCGGTTATGTTTCGTGAAGACAATGACCGCTTTCTAACTGAAAAGTTTGTAGACGCTTG